GAGAAGCCGCACCGCATCTGGACGCGGGACGGAATCTTGAAGGCGTGGTCCGAGATCGCTGCGCCGGTCTCGACCGGGTGGTCGGTGATGGCGAGGTCGTCGGTATGCACCTCGTCGATCACCACATCGGGGATGATCGTCGAGATGGACCGGAGGGGCGACGAGATTAGCGCGTAGGGCGCGAGGGCGTCGCCGATCAGGCCGGCGGCGGCCCCGAGAAGTCCGGCTGCCATGGTTCGTTTCTCCACGCACTCCACAGCATGCGGAGGAGGCGTTTTTCCACGTAGCGCTGTGCCCGGTTGTGGGCGTGCAGCTTCGTCTCAACGCGTTCGGCCTCGTAGATTTTGCGCGCGTCGTAGGCCGCCTTGAGCGGCCCACCGGCTTTCACGATGCAAGCCCCAATGTTCCAGACGACCGAACGGCGAGCCGGGCTGTAGCCGTGGTCCAGGGCCGCCATGCCACCGATCTTCCGCTGTCGACCGTCGGGCATGACGGCGAGGCCCATCCGCTTCCACAACTTCGCCGGGTTGGCATAGCTGCCGAGGTCACCTGCCTCGCCCACGATGGCCGCGAGGCTGAGAAGCCCCACGCCGCGCATGCCTTCGACCCAGGATGCGACGGGCAGCGCCTTCGCCAGTTTGATCAGGCGCTTCTCGACTGCCTTGCGGTGGGTCTCAATTGCCTTGCGCGCCTCGTCGAGAGGGAAGATCGCGGCCAGCGCGATCTCTGCCATCTCGTGCGCCCCTTTGCCGAGCGCGGCCTTGTACATCCGGTCCGCCTCTTTCTTGTCGCCGCCTTCAGCGAGGCGCCGGCATAGCGCCTTTGCCTGCAGGGTCAGAGACTTCTCTGCGCGGTGCCATGCCTGCCGGCGGCGCCACTGCTCACGGATTTCGGCAATGGTGTCGGCGAGATCGACGCGCCTTGTATGGGGGACGCTGCCTCGATGGTCGATCTCGCCTTCGGCATTGCTGCCGATCTCTGAAAGGGGTGCGGCGGGCGGCGCCGATAGACTGGGTTCCACAACATGCTTGGCCGCCCGGCCGCGCCGGGACACACCCGGCATCTCGGGATTCTCAGCTCTCAAGGCCACGAGCTGCCTCCTGCAGCTCGCGCAGGCGCCTGTCGGACAGGACGTCCGCCGCAGTCTTGTTGCCCGGCACTGACTGAGCGACGAGGCGCAACCAGCGCGCCTTCACGCCCATATCCTTGCTCTGGGTCTCGTAGAACGTCGCGGCCTCGCCGATCTCCTCGCGGGTCGCCTCGCCCAGCTTCTTGCCGCCTGGGAGCGGGAACATCAGGAGCGTGCCGGTCGCGAGCTGGACGACACGATGGGCGCCCGTCACGCGGCTCGCTACCAGCTTTTCGGCCGGGGGCGACCACACCTTACGGCGCTCAACGCGGCACTGCATCGTCACAGCGGTGTAGCAGGCATTGGCGAGAAGCGGATCGGTGAGGTCATCGCGCAGGCGGCGATCCTGTCGGACCTTCGCCTCCATTGCGCGGGTCGCCTCGCGGACATCGCCTCCTGCGGCGTCCAGGGCCGCACGGGCGGCTTCGGCTACGAGATCACGGTCCTTGGGCTTTGCGCTTGCTGCCATAATGGCCTCCACGGCGCCGGCCCGCCAGGGCCTGAAGCGCGTCACAGGTGGTCGAGGTGCGACCGCCGGCGCCGTGAAGCACGGAAACTCGGGATCGCGCTTGAGCCGCCCTGGCGGGGCGGATTGGTGTGCGGACGACGACAGGTCAGGTGTGGGGAACGGCGTTCCAGTGGTCGTCGCCCGCTCCCGGCCCCGAGGCGGGCCCGGATCTCTGAATGTCTACAAACTGAACGATTCACCCTTCCCAAATCCTAAGATCACAGGATCAAGGGACAAATGGCCCGATACTCCGCGGTGTCAGACCGGCCCGACGTTGGGGCGCCCACTACCGACGGCCATCACCGCAGCAATGACCGCCTCGCGCAGTCGAGGCCGATCCTCGAGGCGGGCGGTGATCCGATCCCGCTCCGCGAAGTCCTCACGCGAGCCCGTCACGGGCTGACCGCGCCACAAGGCTCCATCCGATCCGACCGTGAACCAGATACCCACCGCCATCGCGTCCCGCAGGTACTCCTCGGCAACGAAGCGGAGATCGGGACCGTTCGCGCGGGCGGCCGGGACCCCGACGACATCACCGGCTAGAGCCGCGTAGGCCGTCGCCGCTATGCCGACGCTCGGGATGGCAGCAAGAGCGGAGAGAACCGCCCGGCGGGTCTGTGTCTCGTGATTTTCGTCCGACGAAAATTCGTTCGAAACGATCGCGCGTTTGCAATCGCGCAAATCGCTCGCAAATTTGGTAGAACCAAAAGCAGCCATTCCGCGCACCTCCATGCGTTGGCTTGGTCAGGGTCCGCAGGGAAATCTCACCTTCCCTGCGGCCCGTATTGTTGTTATACGGGTAGCATGTTTATCATGTCAACGGCTGTAGAACAGAAAAGCAAGGGGCGTCCGCCCGGCAGCGCGTTCGCGGCCCCCTTCCCTATGCGGTTCACTGCCGAGCAGATGGCGGCCATCGACGCTTGGCGGCGGACCCAGGATGACCCGCCCTCGCGGACGGAAGCGGTACGCTTCATCCTGTCCGACTGGCTCACAGGCCAGGGCCTCTTGCCTAACCGTGACGATCCTGAGGGGGCAAACTGATGAGGCAAGTTTGGCACATTGTCGCGTCCGCATTACCTTCCTCAGTGAAGCGATTCGCCGCCCCGTTGAGTCGACCCCAGGGGACTCTACCGATGACCGATCAGAAAAAGGTCTCTCGGCCGGGCGCTCCCGAACCCGAGCGTCCTCTCATCACGCCCGAAGAGCTTTCCGAAGCACTGAGAAACAACCTTGAGCGAGCAGATGACATCAGGCGCGACGCAGGCGAACGAAGAAGCCGACTTCGAGGAGCTCTCCGGGGCCCCAAAAGAAAATTCAGTCTATGACTTTCTATATCAAGATGTGCGGCGTGTTGGGTCTTTTCTTGCTCAATTCGAGGAGTACGGAGTACGGCAGGCGGTAAAGGCAACAGAAAGTGTTGGCCAGACCTCAACCCTTAAGGGAGCGGCGATGGGTACGCTTGGTCTTCCTACCGTAATGGGTGGGTCGGCTTCGGTGGACTCAACCGTTGCCGATGAAACAAAGGACCTCGCTGAACATACGTTCGATCCGCTTTGGGCCAACGCCCGCCGCCTGCTGGACTATATTGAGTCCGGAGATCATCTTGAGACAGATCTTTGGGAGGCAACGATTGGGAGTTTCGTTGAAATAAAAGGCTCTATATCTATTGTGGATTTGCACTATGTGCAGAGTATTCTGAAGAACGCAAATCTGAGGCGCACTTTCGTCGAACAGTTTGCGAAATCAAAGGGGCTCGGAAAAAATTCTCAAAGCTTAAAAGATTTCAACAATAACTTCGATCTTATAACGAGCCTTCCCCACGGAATACAGCTAACGGTTTACGACCATTCAGATGACGAGAGTCTTGTCCAGGCGTGGTCTACAATTTCCCATGAATCTCTAACGGCAACTGCGGCGGACCTTATGCTGAAGCATGGTGTCGTGCTTCGCGGTCACAGCTGGAGGGTAATAGGTATTCTTGATGCTCTACCCGATTTTCGAATTCCTTCGGCAGAAGATCCGGAACCGAAAACGCTTGATGAAATCGCAGTCGACATGATACCTAACGACTTCGTAAAAATAGCAGCAAATCTTGCCGCCGTGGCCCGTGATTTGATTGGCAGGCCGCGCACAATGTTTGGCGTCACCCCGATACTTATCTTCCGCGAGGTAAAGAAGGGGAATCGTTCCCCTGCAGGCGCTGCAGATGCGGACCTTTCTACTCAGCAGCCCGGCTGACTTCTAATGCACGCTAAGTCGCCCCGCCTCGACAGCCGCCACCCGGCGGCTATCTTGGTGGGATGCGTTAAAGAAACGCGCCGACCACCGAGGCTTCGTTGGCAAAGCTGATACTTGGGTTCTTCGGCGGATTGAGCATCCTGACCGGGATCATCATCATTGTGAACGCGGTGGTCACGGGCCCTGCGGAGATGGCTGCGGTGGCCTTTTATGCCGGGTGCGCACTGCTGCTCGCGGGCGCACCTCTCCTTGGTTTCGCGCGAGTGATCGTACTTCTTGAGCGGATAGAGCGAAATACGGCGCCGACACTCGCCAAGCCCGCGCCGCAAACGCTTGAGCAAATGTTGGTTGCCGCCCGCAGCGAGCCGATTCGGTAAAGTCGTCTCGACAGACGCGCGGGCTCGCCTATCTTGCGATCCATGCGCGCTGTCATTCTTGCCGTTGCCCTCACCGTTCCGACGGTCCTACACGCTGGCGACAGCGATCAGGATAGCCCGAGCGCGGGATGGTGGATCATCGCAGGCTCGTTCGCCAACGACGGGGCGGCGCGAAATGATGCTCTGATCCGCCGAAACTCCGAGGCGGCAAGGCGGTGCGGCCTCACGACCTTCAACGACTTCTCGTTCAAGTTCCGCGGCCTCAAGCCGGGGTACGACGTCGTCGTGATCGGCCCCTACCCCGAAAGGTCGTCGGCTCGCCGCTACTTGGCCCGCGTCAAGCCGTGCGTCCCAGGTGCCTACCTCAAAGAGGCAGAGCACCTAGGGGAGTGATCAGGCCACATTGCCCTGTAGGTTTCGAAGCAGGTCGGCATGGACGCGGGTCTGCGTCTTGCCCACCTCGGCGCCCACGGCCTTCGGATCCGACGCTCCGCTGATGTGGTAGGTGTTCGACTGCGGGGCCGTAATGGTCGTGCTCCGGTTCGCATTCGTGACGGACTGAGACCCCAGCGGCGCGCTTTCCGGCATGACGACCTTCGGTGCGTTCTGGAGGGCCTTGCCAAGGCCGTTGTCGAACCGCTGTAGCGCCCCCTCGATTTTCGGGATGGCCTCACGGTGCTTCTCAATGGCCTCCAGGGACTTCGCGTTGAGGCCGAAGGGCATTGGGGCCGGCTTGTTCTCTGGGGTTGGATCCGGACCCGCCTTGTTCTTCCAGGGCTGCGCACCAGCCCATTCGAAGTGCATCGGATCGCGGGATCGTTCGCTCCAGTCGCCGCCCCAGCTGAGCCCCCATTTGGCCGCCATCTCCGACACGTTCTTCGGCATGTCGGTGATTGAGGTCTTGTAGGGATTCTTACTCGGGTTGATGTCGATGGCGTTGCCGTAGGCGTGCTGCGAGATGCGGCCGGACCCGTTGGCCTGCCCGCGGTTCGCGTAGCCGCCAAGCGAGTCGATATTGTAGCCGGATGCCTCGAGATCCTTGAGGAAGCCGGCGAAGGACTCCGCTGCCTCTTTATGAACCGTCGCTTTCTTGCCGGACGGCGTGGTGACGGTCGTCAGGTTCTCCCCGGGCGCCCCGTATTGCCCGTTCATGAGGTTGGCGAACCCCTTCGGACTGCCGGGCACTCGGCCCGAGGTAGTCGAGCCCTCCTGCCAGCCTTCGTGCCGCTTCATCACGTCCAGCATCGCGTTGCGCTGCTGAGGCGTCAGATCGCCGAGCGGCGTGTCGCCGGTGATGCCTGCGGCCTTCGCGATGGCGCCGATGTAGCCCTGCGTGTCGTTCTCGCTTGATGGCGCGTACTGCTGCATAGCCTGCGCCAGGGTCTTGCCCTTGTAGCGCGGGTCATCGAACAGCAGTCCCTCCTGCGCCTTCCGGCCGGTCGCTTCGTCGGGGAAGACGGCGAAGCCCTTGTCGTCGGCGTGGGTCGCGCCCATCGCCTTCGTGGCGTCGGAGAATTTCAGGTTGCCGGGGTTGTTGTTGCGCCAGGAGCGCGATCCGCCGGAGCGAGTGCCGCCCGACCCGTCAATGGTGCGGCTCCCATTCGGTGCATCCTTCCCGCCCAGCCACTTCGGCGCATACTTCTGCCAGAGGTTGCGGCTGTCCTTCCCGTCGGCCGCCCGGCCACCACCGGACTGCCCATAAACCCGATCCCCGAGGCCGGGATCCAGCGTCCGCAACGCACGCTCGCCGATCCCCTGCCCCGCCTCGCCGGTCCCGAGGATGCCGTTCGCGTTGGCGACGCTGGCCAAACCCGCGACGCCGAGAAGTCCCAGCAGCCACGGCGGCAGGCGCAGCGCCCCGAACCCCGTGAGCAAGGTCATGATCTTGGCCAGCGGCGCCAGGACGTTGAGCGCCAGCACGGTCCCGAGCCCGATGAATGCGACCGTCAGCCCGTCCTGGCCCGTCAGCTTCTTCGCGACGGCGTCGAAGCCCTCCCAGATGTCCCGGAACGCCTTCAGGGCGGACGTGATGGCCGGTTCCCACTTCGCCCAGTCAATGAGCGTGTCGGTGCCGCCCTCCTTCCACTTCCGGAAGTCGTCGTAGAGCGCGAGGATGCCGGTGCCGAGCGCCAGGATAACGCCGAGCGGCCCAGCGCGCAGCAGCATGAGCGCCGCGCCCATGGCGCCGAGCTGGACGATGAAGCCCTTCGTCGCCGGGTCGAGCCGATCGAACGCGCCGAACAGGTCGGCCACGCGCCCGACGAGCCGCAGGATGGTCTCACCGATCCGGATGACGCCGTCGGCGATGCGATCGGAGTTCTTCAGGAGCCAGTCGGTGAACTTCGTGACGCTGCCGCCGAACCGCTCGACCAGGGCGCCCTCGATGCGGGCGCCGATGATCTCCAGGCCGGTCTGCATCCGGCGCCAGACGTTCATGAACGCGGCGCTGTCCTTGGCGGCCCTCTCCGGGTTCAGCCGGGCTTTGTCGAGCATGTCGCGGTACTCGGCGACGTGCTTGGTGAACTCCCCGCTCTTGAGGGCGGTCAGGGTGCGCTCGTCAATGCCGAGGGCGTCGGCGTAGGCCTTCGCTTGGAAGCCGGGCATCTTGGCGAGGACGGAGCCGAGATCCTGCACCACGTCAACCGTGTCGCGGATCTTGCCGTTGGCCTCCGTGGCGACGCCGAGCCCGTTGAGCATCGAGGCGTAGCCGGGCGAGGACCGCATGTTCTTCGCCAGCGCCTCGAGGCTGGCATTCGCCTCTCCGGCCGACGAGCCCATCTGGCCCGCCGCGTACCCGAAAGCGCGCAGGTTCGCCGCCGACGACTTCGTCCGCTGGCTGGAGTAGTAGACCTGCTCCATGTTGCCGGCGATCTGGACGAGCGCCGTACCGATGCGGGTGGCCGCGTAGGCAGCGGCCGCGGCCATCGCCAGGGTCGCGGTCACGAAGGCCGTGCTGCGCCCATGGCTGGCCGTGGCAGCGTCCTTGTCGGCGCGCTCGCGGTCCTTGCTCCGGGCGATGGTCTCCTGGGTGTGCTTGGCGTCGGTCTCGGCGACGCGCTTGGTCTCGGCGATAAGCTGCGCCGCGCCGCGCGTGCGGACACCGGCCTCGCGCCCCGCCTGGAGGATACGGCGAGCGGATCCGACCCCCTGGGCGTCCGTGACCCGCTTGTCGGAGCCGACGATAGCCCTCTCGACGCGCGCGGCCGATGAGACGGCCTTGGCCTCGGACCCACCGTCGACCCGGTAGCCGACGGAGACGAGGAATTCGCGCAGCACGTCACCGGCCATCAGCGAGCCTTTGCCTTCTCGGCCTCATGGGCGCGCCACTCGTTCTCGGCCTTCACGTCGAGCGCATCGTTCATCAGCGCCACGTCGGTGAGGGTGTAGGTGCCGTCCTGCAGTTCCTTGAGGGTGCAGAGCGGCGGGACGGACGTCACCGGCCGCATGAGCCAGTCTAGGCCGTCGGGGAGTCGGACGGGGTCGAAGCCTGCGGATCGCCCCCGGCGCTGAAACTCGGCCCGAGGGCGGCCATGAAATCCCGGAAGGCGGCCTCCATCACCTTCGCGGCGATGAGGTACATCTGCGGAGCCCGGATGTCGTCGAACATGGGCCGGCCGGCGCCCGCGCTCCAGACCGGCGCCCAGGCATCGCCCTTGCGACGCTCGACGACGCCGAGGCACGAGGCCAGGATGAACTGCGCGTGGTCGTCACGGAGATCGGCGAACGCTGACGTCAGCGCCCGGATCAGGCCGTCGGGCGAGACGGTGTCGAAGTCGATCTTGCCCTGCCCGCTCTTCAGCGCAGCGAGCGCGGGAATCGCCATGTTGAGGAGCGGCGCGAGCTTGCGCGTCACGCTTTCCTCAACCATCGCCGACATGCGCTTGGCCTTGTAGACCTGGCCTGCCACCTCGAATTCGATCATCGCTCAGACCCTCAGAACGCCAGACCGGTGCCGAGCTTCTGCGAGATGTGTCCGCAGTCGAAGACCCATTCCTGCATCCCGCCCTCGGTGGCGTTCACGTTGTCGGGGAGCTTCTGGAAGGCGCAGGCGCGGGCCGTGAAGCTGTCGCCGGCCACCGGGTTGCTCGCGCTGATCACGTTGCGACCGTGGAAGGCCGAGGACGTGGTCTGGAAGTTGTAGAGGTCCATCAGCAGCGCGTTGAGCACGCCGGTCTTCTGGACGCGGATGGTGATGGTGCCGGTGCTGGCGACGCGCAGGGAGTGCATCACCGAGCCGTCGGCGCCCGACACCATCGTGTTCTTCGGGTCCCGCATGGCGATGGTGATGCCCTCGTCGGCGATGCCGCCCTCGGAGAGCGAGAACGTGCCGTTGGGGGCGTCAATGGCGGCCTGGAAGTCCGCGAACGAATAGGTGCCGTAAGTGCCGTTGTCGGACATCGATCAGACCTCGATTAGCGATTGACGGAGATCAGGACGTCCACCGAATGGACCGCGCCGGCGAGCTTCACGGCGACCTGCATGGGCACCGACTTGCGGGCCTCGCGGTCCGCCTGGGACTGCAGCGCGACCGGCATGCAGTAGACGTAGAACCCGGTGTCGAGGGCGTCGCCGGTCTTCAGGGCACCGAAACCACCCGCGTTCCAGATGCCGGGCGCGACGAGTCCGTTGGCGACGGCCTGGGTCAGGCGCCCTTCGATGACGGTCTTCAGGAGATGCATGCCCGCGTCGGTCTGGGGCACCTTCGGCTGGGTCAGGAGGGTGTTGTAGAGGGCGGTCTGGATGTCGTTCTCCAGCCAGTCGAGACCCTGGACCTCGTCGAAGTACGAGCCGTCCGCCATCGTGCCTTCCTGCAGGATGGCCGTGGCGTTGTCGTAGTTCACGAAGACGTTGACGCCCTTCGCCTTCAGGGTCCGGGCCTGGGTCTCGGTCAGGGTCTCGGCAACGACGCCGGGCTCCCGCTTGAACTTCATCGTCAGGGTCGTATTCGAGCCCTGGAAGTTGATGGTCGCGGCCCGGCCGAAGAACGAGGCGACGGCGTAGGGGCTGACGCTGGCGTACTGCGTGAAGGTGCGGCGCAGGTTCGCGGTATGGAGCAGCGAGCCGAGGTCCGTGGTCGAGGTGGGATCGATCACGGTGGTGCTGTTGAGCGTGGCGCCGAAGATGCGCTTCTTGCCCTGGGCCTCGATGAAGGAGGCGGCGGCGATCACGTCGGAGGTCGGAACGCTCGTGGCGGCCAGGATCGCGGCGTACCAGTCGCCGGACCGGTCTGCGAGGGCGGCAAGCGCCTGCACCAGCTTCTCGGCCACGATGCCGGCGACGGGCGCCGAGGCCGTGGTGGACGTCAGCTTGAGCCGGGCGGACACATCGGTGCCGGATCCGGTCGGGGTGGCGTAGGACAGCGTCGAGGTCGTGCCGGTCGAACTGCTCGCGACCTCGAAGCGACCGATGTTGGCGTTCCAGACCACCGTGGCGCCGGTGAGCGCGGTATCAATGATGGCGGCCACCCCGTTGAGGTTGGTCGCACCGGAGAAGTCAAGGCCGGTGAGTGTCTTCACCGTGCCGTCCACCGTGATCGCCATCGACCCGGCGGTGATCGCCGTGAAATTGGTGATGAGCTGTTCGAGGCCCGTCAGGACACCGCCGCGGAGCGACCCGGAGCTGTCCGTCTGGGCGAAGCGGCCGATGTAGACGATGTTCGGCTGCGGCGACTGGCCGAAGTGGCGGGCCGCGGCCTGGTACTCCGGCGAGTTGGTCGGGAAGTCGCCCGTCACGCCCGCGAGGTTCGGATAGGCGCGGATGCGCTCCACCGTGTCGATGACCGCGCTGGGGCCCACGATGAGCGCCGCACCGAAGTTGCGGGTCGGAGCCGCGACCGGCGAGATGCTGACGCTGACGTTGACTACGTCACTGACGGGAAGACCGGATGCCATGGTTCAGTTCTCCGTGGACCAAGTCTGGTCGTGGGAATCGGTGCGGATGGGGCCGTTGGCCTCGACGAGGTTGCGAACGGCGTAGGTGCGGTCGATGCGGCGGGTGAAGCTGATCGCCAGATCCTGCCGGCGCCGCGCGAGGCCGTTGGGCAGGTCGGGCACGGCGATGATCTCGCCGATGCGCAGCACGTTGATGTGCTGGCGGAACAGCGCTTCGCGGTTCTGACTGATCTTCAGCCCCGCCTTGAGGGTTGAGGCGTAGGCCTCGGAGTTCGGCCCGTAGAAGCCGGTCAGGATCTCGATGGTCTCGTAGTCCCGGAAGGTGGTGGAGCCCTCGCCGGCCCCGTCGTGGATGAGGTTGCCCCGGATGCCTGTGGTGGAGGCGATGCGCTTCACGCCCACCGCGCACCAGTTCTCATCGACGTTCGGGATGCGCGGAGCCGCCTTGCCCAGCCCCGTGGCGGATTGGAGCCGTGGCAGCACACTCGTGCCCGGCAGGCCGGTGATGCCGGCCACCATCCCCTGGAAGACGAGGTCGAGGTCGAGGTCGTGGGCGATCGGCGCGGAGGCCGGCGCCAGATAGCCGCCAGACGCGCTGTCGTTGGGCATGGCCTCAGAAGCCCGGCGGATTGATCTGGTTGAGCGTGCAGGCTGCGGAGACGAAGCCCGCGCCACCTTCCGCCCAATCGTTGACGGCACGGACGGTGTAATCTCGACCCTTCCAGATCACGACGTCCGCATCGTTTTCGGCGTCACCCGTGGTGAGGGCAAAGCGCGTGTGGACCATGATCGCGCCGGACAGGCCTTGGCCTTCCAGCATGCGGTTCAGAGTTTCGCTCGCGGACGGGTCGACGGTGCCGGTGAAGGGCACGTCCGCCCAGCTGGAACTGGCCACCCCGTTGTTGCCCACGCTCACCACGCTGCGCCGTGCGATGAGCAAGGCGTTGTTGAAAAGGGCGATATCGACGAGCGGGGCGAGGAAGGCTGCGAGTTGCATCAGCGTCCCTTCTTCGGCTCAACCCGGTAGTCGATGGCGTCGTACATCTGCTCGGTGTCGAGGAGTGGCTTGGTGCTAGAGACCCCGCGCGCCCGGCGGGCCGCCAAGGTGCGCTCCGCGAGGGGCGCGAACCCGCCGCCCTCAACCCGGGCCTTCACAGCCTCTTTCGCAATAGCGCCGGCCCTGTGGAGGCCTTGCTCGACCGCGCCGCCCCCCTGCGCGGTGCCACGAAGGCTGGCGACGTCCTTGAGCGCCTGGACGCCTGCTTGCCGTAGGATCTCGACGACCGCCGGTTGGGCATCCCGAATGCCAGGAGCAAGGAAGGGCCGAGCCGGGATGTTCAGCTCCGGTGCGCCGTTCTCCATCACGTAGCCGATGACCGCGTTGGGCGGCGCGTCCGGTTCGCTACGCGGCGGGCTATCGGCGGGGATGCCGACGGCGACGCGGTCCTTGGACATCGCCAGGACAGCCTTCACCAGCAGAGGCATCCCGCCGCCGATCACCTTTACCGCCATGGGTCAGACCACCAAGACGGCCGGCTTATTGCGGCGAAGGAGTTCGAGGTAGCGCCGGCCGTAGGCGGTCGTAGCGAGGCCGCCGGCCGCCGCGGAGTCGCCTCCCGACCCGCCGCCGGCCCCTTCGGAAAAGGATGCCTTCACCGGCCCCACCTCGGCGCTGGACAGCGGCCCGGTCACGAGCATCTTCTGCCCGTTTCCGGTGTCCAGGGTCGGGGTGCCGTAGAGCTCAACGGCGAGGAGGTGGGCGGCATAGGCGAGGAGGGCCGGCTGACGGTCCGCCTCAATCCACGTTTCGTCGACTGCGCCCAGCGCTTCCTGCAGCAGCAGCGTGACGAGTTCCGGACTCGCATCCTTGAAGGACGGGTAGCGGGCCAGGAACGTGAGCGGGAGCGGCGGCGTCAGGGCCACGGAGGTGTCAGGCGGCCGGCAGCTCGCGAGCCCGCTGCAGAAGCGTCTCGCGGCTGGGATTGCCCTGGACCGGCTGGCCGCTGCGGTTCTTGATCAGGATCTTCAGATCGGCGTCCGACATCGTGGTGAGGTCGATGTTGGCCATCGGATTGACGGCCGGGTTCGACGCCGGGCCCGGGCTCTCAGCCGGCGGCACGTTGACCGTCGGTGCGCCGGGTAGATTGGCGCTGCCGGCGACCGGGCCGCCGTTAAAGATGGGCTGAGCGATCACGGCCTCGCCTTTCGCATCCTTGCGGAGCTTCAGGACGCCTTCGTCGATCAGGAACTTCACCGTGGGGTGCTTTTCCATGTCGGCGACGGAGACCTCGTTCGCCTCCAGGACGGTCAGCCCGGCGGGGCAGACCGTCATGTTGGGCAGAATGAGATCGGTGCTGCTGGTGTTGGTCCACGTGACGGCCATGGGCGGCCTCCTTTCGCTAGGGTGAGAGGCGGCGCCTAGATGGCGTCGAGGTAGCGGACTTCCTTGGGCAGGCGGATGTCGAGGCCGCCGAGCCGGAAAAGGCCGGGGACTTGGTAGGACAGGCCGATCGGCTGCACAGGCAGGAACATCAGCGGCATGGGATAGTGCAGCTTCAGAACCTCGGGCGCCTTGCGGTAAGCGATGAGGCGCGGGGTGCTGCCGGTGCCGAAGGTGTCGAGCGCCCGGACGCCGCGGATGTCGAGGGGCTGGCCCGTGCGGGCGGTGTAGGGGTTGTTCAGCCGGAAGAACGAGAGGATCGACTGATCCGAGCCGCTGGCGCGCGGCGTGGACGAGATCGGCAGATAGCGCGACCAGGGCACCAGCATCGTGTCGGCCATGCTGACCGTGTTGGTGTCGTTGAACCCGCCGATGATCACCGACGACATGTCGTAGATGACCTCGTCCGGGGTCTTGTGGTTCGTGCCGATCCATGCCGAGGATCCGGCAGCACCCATCGGCGCAACTTGGATCGGGACGCCAGGGTAGGAGAACAGACCCGGATAGTTCTTCTCGCTGTCGCCCAGGAGGGCGAGGCGGTCCACGAACTGCTCCGAGGCGAGGCGGGCGGCGCGCGCTTTGAAGTCGGGCAGGTTCATGTTGAGCATCTGGGCCTGCATGACCTCTTCGATGCTGAACTCGTAGCCGATGGCGGCCATGTTGACGGGGGTCTGCGCGACGTTGCCGTTCACGCTGACGAGCGGCACGTCGCGGCCCTGGCCGGACTGCCAGCGGGCCACGCCGGCGCGGTCCATGGAGTAGTAGGTGACCGAAGTCGCCCACGGGTTGGCCGAGGTGTCGACCGGGATGAGGTCGGGGTACTGCACCTCGGGGTAGCGGATCTCGTAGACCTGGGACTCAATGAACGAGGTCTGCGAGGTGACGAACCCGAGGTTCGCCTGAACGGCGTCGGCGGTGTACATGATGCTGAAATCCTTGCTTGCAGCGTGCGGCGCCGTGGAATGCAGGTCGCCACCGGCGACCGCTCGCAGGCAGGCCGGATGGCGTTAGGAGATGCGGAGGATGGCGAGGGTGTTGGCCGTCGCCGACGTGTCGAAGCGCGACCGCGGGATGGCGATGTTGTTCGTCGAGACGTTCGTGATTAGGCCAGTGGCCGGCACGAAGAACGCAGGGTCGCCGACGGCCACCTGGACGGATGCGACCACATAGATGCAGCCGAAGGTCATGATGCCGGCGGTACGGTTCTGCAGGTACAGGTTCGGCGCGTACTGTACCGAAGCGCCGGGGTTGTAGGCGTCGGCGGCCTGGTCGCGAACCGTGATGCCGAGGAACGCCGTATGCGTGGCATCAGGCAGGATGCAGCCGTGGTCGCCGGCGCCCTGCACCACCACCTTGCCGAAGCCGATGCCGACTGCAGTCTCGACGGTGCGGGAGATGGAGTTCCACTGCTCCAGATTGGCGCGGGCGCCCTCGTAGGCGATCGGCAGGTAGGTGTTGTAATCGGTCTGCAGGGCGGGCATGGGCCGCTCCTCTGTGCTTGGTTGCGGGGAGCGGCGATCAGGCCGACTGCGGGAGGTACTGGCTGGAGATGCGGGCCTTCATCGCCTCGTAGGCGCCGGCCGAATCGCCGGCCTGGACGGTGGTGGCCCGCGCCGTGACGGCCTGGCGCACGTGATCCACGGTGACGGGGCCGGCGGCCGTGAGGGTGTCGAAGGCGATGGCGACGTGGTCGTCCGTCTTGCCCTCGACAGCCTTGTCGCCGAGGCGCTTGGCGACGGTGGCGCGGCGGATGTCGGCCACGCTCTTGCCCTTGGCATCGAAAGTGGCGCCGAGGACGGGCTTGGCGGCGTCGAGGACCGTGGCACGCTCGGCCAGGGCTGCATCGAGCTTGTCGGCCGTGAGGGTCAGGGCCTTCAGCGTGGCGATCTCGGCGTCCTTGGCGTCGACGGCGACCTTGTGGTCCGCCTGCAACTTCAGGATCTCGCCGTCCTTCGCCTCAAGGGCCGTCTTATGGTCGGCGATGAGCGCGGTCTTGTCGGCCGTGAGCTGCAGGTTGTCGGCCGTGAGGGTGCCGAGCTGGGTCTGAAGGCCCTTCACCGCGACAATCGCGGCGTCGGACATCTCGACGGCGTTGTCGCCGATCAGGTGCGTCTTCATGGGTGTCGTCTCCCGTGCTGGGGCTGAGGTTTCGGTGGGGGTCCACGCATCGCCGATCCGGCACTGCGCGCCGGCGCGCCCTTGCGCGACGATGGCGATGTGATCCGCGACGATGTTGGTCTGCCGGGCTTGGTAGGGCGTGCCATCCGGGGCCGTGCCGTCGCCCCAGACGATTTCGGTGCGGTAGCCGACGCTGAGTTCGCGCTTGCCGGCCTGCACCGCCTGGATCGCCGCCGCGTCCATGATCTTAAGGCCGATCTTCAGGCGCTCACCGTCCCGCAGGACTTCCTCGCCCGTGGTGCCGACCGCGACCTGCTTCCAGTTGGCCGCCGATACGCCCGTGGGCGGGTGGTCCACCGTGACGGGGATCTTGGCGAAGGAGTGCAGCGACGCGTGCGAGAACACGTCGGCCGCATCCCGGTAGACGTTGACGACGGCGAGGTCGGGCCGGCCCATCTCGGCGCCGAGGTACTGCTGCACGCCTGTGCGGGCGGTGCGGGCGAAGGCCTCTAGATAGCCGGTGTCGTTCACTCGGATGTCACCGAGTGCGACGGTATCGGTTGCGTAAAGCATGGTGCGTCCTACGCCGCGTCGACTACCGGCAGGGGGCCGTGACCGCCTTCGTGGGGGCTGGGCCAAGTTGGGCTGGACTCGGCGCATCGGAACTGCGGCGGCACTTCGGGGTGCATCGTGAGCGCCAAGACGCACGCCACCTCGGCGCACGACATGCGCCCCTGCTTCTGCATCTCCCCGACCATCTCGTGGATGCGGCCAACGATGGATTGCGCCTCTACAGAAATCATCGCGGCCCCTAAATGCTAAGTCCGAGCTCGCCAGCTACGGCTCTGAGCCCGGCAGCGCGGGCCCGAGAGGGCGCAGGCTCGACAGCCTCGGCCCTGATCCTGACGATGCCCCGCGCGACGCAGCGGCACCCATAATCCTGCCCTGGGTGGCCCCGCTCGGGCGGCCTCGCCCAGGCGAACACCTGACCGTGCCGGGCGTAGTGACTTGGGCGCGCCTTCGGATAGGGGCCGCCCGGGTTGCCGCGGACCCGCTCGTCCTCTCGGGTCCACCACTCGTATTCGGTGATGCCGGCCTGCGTCTGGCGAAACTCGTTCAGGACGGCGTTGAGGGCTTCCATCTCGCCCTTGGCCGCGCGCCCGGCCGCCTTCCGGGCCTTCGCGACCCGTTCCAGCAACAGTGTTGCCTGCGCCTTCGCGGTGCCACCCGAAACGATGAGCGAGATCAGCCCCGCCTCAATGCCGTCGGCGACATCGGAGGCAAGCCCCTGGATGCCGGCCGTGATCTTCTGGACGATGAGCGCCGCGGTCGGCTGAAGGTCGCTCGCCTGCGCCACCGTGCTGATGTCGATGTCGATCGCCGCCTTCACGGCCTGGACCCACCGACCATCGAAGCGCGCGATGACCCGGTTCACGAACCCGACAATGGCACCCTTTGCCCGGCCCAATCGCGTGTCCTGTGACGTCCGGAACTGCCGCATGGCATCTCGGAAGCCGAGATCGTCGTTGGTGAGTCGTGACTGCGCCCCTCGGGCTGCCATGAGAAGCGCAGCGCGCTCCTCGGCGCCGCCGTCAATGACGCCAACGATGATGACCCGCAGGGCGTCCGTATCGGCGCTGCGCGATCCGATCGGCCGGATGCCGACGCGGTTGCGACGCTGACCGGAGCTGCGAGCGAGGGCCCCAAGATCATACCTTCGGGGCATCGAGCCGATCCGATGGGGCAGGCAACGCGCCAGAGGGGGGCTGCGGTTGGTTCAGCGCCCGCTGCGCGGCGAGGTCGTCTTCGCCGTCGTCCGGATCAATTTCGCCCGCCTCGACCTTGTCCTCGTACTCGTCGAAGGCCGCCTCCAGGCCCGGGTACTCACCACTTTCCTGAAGCTGGTTGCGCACCGCTTTGCCCAGCACTTCCTCGGGCACCAGGGCGGTGTTCACGTAGATCTGCGTCGCCTGCGCCCGCTTGTAGGCCACGTCCGCTTTCTCGCTCTCGCTAAGCTGCCAGAGCGGGTTCCAGCGATAGTGGATCTCGGGCGGCCGATTGCCGAGCGCAGACCGGATCAGCACCTCGTCGGCGCGCTCGAGATCCGGGGTGAGCTCGACGTTCTGTTCGGCTGACAAGCGGTCGTAGTAATTGCGGGTGTCGCCGTCGCCGGTGGACTGGAGGCCCGACGGGCTGTCGTTCAGGAGCCGGGTGACGGGGATGTCGGCCGCGCCGGCCGCCACCTTCAGGTAGAGCTGCAACAGGGGCGGGAAGCCCGCGAACTCGATCTGGCGGGTCTCCCACTTCTCGGCCTGCTTGTCGTCGCCGCCCTGCAGCAGCAGGACGTTGTGAACGCTCTTGATGAGGGCGGCCTGCGCGAAGCGGTTGGCGACGCGCGCCGTTCCCTCTGACGTCGCCAGGGCCTGCTGGAGCCCCGGCACGCTGACGATGTCGGTCTTGGCCTCATGGAACAGCGAGGCGACCTGTTGCAGCGATCCGCCGGCCTGCTGGACGGCGTCGTAGACCACTTGCAACTCGGAATCGCCCCAGCGCTCCTGCCCCTGAAGCTGCCGCGTCACGGGCCGTCCGATGAAGCGGATAACCCGGGACGGATGGATCGTGATGGAGCCGCGCGTGCCGGCGCTGAGGGTGTAGTATTCCGGCTCTCCGAAGTAGGGCGACATCGGGTCGAGGATGATCTGCTGGGCCGCCAGCTCCCACCGCGTCATGACGTGGAGGTAAAGCAGGCCGTCCCGTCCGATGCGCTCCGGCACGAGTTCCGACGACTGGTCGAGATCGGCCGTCCCAATGTAAATGGCCGCACCGCCATGTAGGCGGGCCTGCTGCTTTGCCCTCGCGACCTTGGCCTGCAGGCGCAGGCGCTTCTCGGTGGCCTCTATCTTCTCGATCTGGTCCTCGTCGGCCTGCCACGCGCGCCACGCACGGGTCATGTCGAAGGCCGGGACGTCGATGATTTTCCGCGCGATCCAGTTCGACCGGTAGGCCGCTTCAAGCTCGCCCGGCGCGATCGGTGTGAAGTGGAACCGGGTGGACGAGCTCTTGTCCTTCCCGGTGCCCATGCCGGACACGAGATTGGAGAGGCGATCTGTCAGCCACATGCAGATGCCTCAGAGTACGTCGAGCATGCCGTAAGAGACCTGCGGGATCGGCCAGTACGCCATGACGATGGCGTCGGCGATGTTCGGGGAGCGGGTGCCCTCGGGCATCTTCTCGATTGCGAGGCGCATCTTGCCATCTCGCTTCGCGGTCGGCTGGCTCAGCTCCTTCTCGATCTGCCGCAACTGCGGAAGATCGTCAGGGAGAACGATCAGATCCTCGGCGTTCCATGTGAAGCCAGGCTCGTTCCGGGCGCGCCATGTGCGCTCGAATCGCCGCCGCAGCTGCCACCAAGCCTGGGCCTTCAGATTGGCGTAGTAGTCCTTGTTCAGGGGCGAGTTGTCATCGCCGGGCTCGACGTGCTCGTCGGGGTCGAGGGTCGCAGCGCCCGCATTCCATGGAATGAGCTGCATGCCTTCGGGTAGTAGCCCTTCGTCCGCGAGCCGGTTGGTCTCGGCCTTCACGCCAGCGCCAACGCCGATGCTGTCGTACTGCAACTCGACCGGTCCGACGCCATCCAGGGCAGCCACAGCGCGCCGCGCCGTCGCCCCAGTGTCTCGTTCGCCCCATACGTCCGTGAATTTCAGGACGATGCCTTTGCGGGCCGCCTGAGCGTTGCGGTCCCCGCCGCCATCAGCGACGTCGAGGCCGGCACACCAGCCGCCCTCATCCGTAAGGCCCAGCGCCTTGTCCGCGCCGATGGCCGCCTTCACCCACTCGGCCGGGATGATGACGCCCTCGACGGAGGCGGCATAATTCCGATCCACCTCCTGGGCGAACACGTGCAACAGGCCGTCGTCCTGCGCTTTCTGGCGCCGTGCGTCGTACCAAGCTTGCGTCTTAGCGGGGTGGTCCCGCCAGTCCATGACGAAAACGTTGGTCTTGCCCTTCGTGATCGCCCCACCAGACCACTCAACGCCGGATTCGCGCCGACGGTGGAACACGTTGCCGAGGCCGTTCACCGATGAGATGTCGACTTGCACGCGGGTGTTGTCCGCCAGTGCTGCTTCGATCTTCTCAGCGCGCTCGTAGTGGGCGCTCTCATCCTTGAAGTAGATGAGCTTGCGCCCGCCGCGGCCGATGTTGTCGCCGGCTTCCCCGGTGATGCTCGCATCATTCTCCGGGTTGATGATCCGCATGTACGTCATGTGGTCGTCGGGCTTGAACCCGGCCGGCCAAAACTCGCGAGGCAGCGAGCGGATCAGGATGCGCATCTTCTCGAAGATGCTGTCGGCGTCCCCGATCCGGTCGACGAGCTGCTCCTTGCGAGACCCCCAGCCAACCGCAGCGCCCGGCCAGAACAGCCACAGCCACACGGAGAAGGCGCAGCACAGCCAAGTCAGGCCGACGTCGCGCGCCTTTTCGATAAGGCCGTTTTCCTCGGCGCGCAGAAGCGCCAGCAGGAACACCACACAGTCCTCCTGGCGGGGAAACAGGATGAACGGCATCCGCGTCGGCAGATCCGACCCCGCCACGCGCGGATCGTACGTCGTGCACCAATGGGTGATGAACTCGGCCGGCCGGGTCCGATAATATTCGCGCGCGCCCATCCAGAGCGCGGGGTTGCCCCTAAGCTTGAGTACCTGTTGCTGGCGCCACGCGAAGACGGAGACGTAATCGGGCGGCCACGCCTCACGCCCCGTCGTTGATGGTGCTGCCATAGGCGTCGGCGGCTTCCTTCGGGGTCATCGTCGTCACGACCGCCTGGAGGGCCGCGCCGCCCTTGCCCGTGATCTCCCGGCGGTTCGTGTAGGCGTCGCCGACTTCCTTGGCTGCCTGTTCGTACAGGGTGGCCGCCAGCGGCAGGTTCTTCATGTCCTCGGCCTTGTGGGCCATGCGCTGAAGGGCGCGGAGTCGGACTGATCGATGGGAGATCGCGATGGCCGCCGTATCCTCCAGGAAGGACTTCCGGGCCGCGTCGAACATCTCGCGCCATTGGACGGCAAGCTTCCGGCCTGCGCGCTTAGTTGGGTCGTAGGCCTCAATAGATTGAGGCGTCACCTCAAGGCGAAATTCTTTCTTGATGGCATCCCGAATCGTGGCGAGGCTGTCGAAGCACGCCAGCGACTGCACGATGAAGGTCCGAACCTCGTTCGGCAGTCCGGGTCGGGCCATGGCGTTTCTTCAAGAGAACTCAGTCTACGCGGCCCGCCGCGCCAGGCAGGCTCCGCACACATGCGCGACCGATGCCGCTGCGATTTCGGGCCCGCGATTGGCGGCCCTGACCATCTCTTCGATGCCGGTGGCGGCAATGCCATAGCGGCGCACCACCCCGACGAATTCCTCGACGTCGTGCCCCCGCATCGTGAAGGACGGGCGTCCATCCTTGCCGAACTTCGGGGCTCCGAACTCATTCTGGTCCTGAGCGCAGTGATACAGCTCATGCTCGACCAGGGCGCAGAACGAAGCGTCGTCGCAGGACGCGGCGTAGCTGGCATCCAGTGTGATGATGAAGTCCGGCACGTCGCCAAACCATTCCTCAACCTGCATCAGGGCGCGGGCTCTGGCCCACTTGCCCATGGCGCCCTGAGGGGCGCCAAGCTCGGCCTGCCCGACGATGGCCCTGCCCTTCCGGGCGTTGGCGACATTCGTCCAGAGAAAGCCGATGACAGCCTGTTCGAGGTGGGCGTGCTCCGGATTGTGGAGGGGCGCTTCATTTTCAATGAAGGTGTGGCGCACCCATGCCGCTAGGTCATTCGACGGATCGAACCGATCAGATGCGTCGGTCAGGATGTCGGCCGGCGGGAATGGCCTCGCCGCCCCTGTCGGCACAGGTGTCAGCCCTCGGCAGCTGCATCGCTCGTGCGCGTACCCCGCGTGCGGGCAGCCTGCGACACGGGCAGACCCGAATCCTGAGCCGGCTGGTTGTCGGCGGCGAGCGCCGGCGCAGCGACAGTGCCAACGACGGGCTCTGCCACGGCATCGACCTTCACGGGCAGCGAACCGATGTGGCCCGCGACCTGACGCATCGCATCCATGCTGGCGACCATGCCGGCGACTTCCTGGCGAAGGGCGTCAATACGGTCGTCGAAGGCGTCCTTGCCGCCGTGCTGATGCGCGGAGACAACGGTATCAATGATCTCGGTGACCCGGGCGTGCTGGCGGTCAAGCGAAGCCGACAGGTTGTCGTAAGCCGTCGCCAGGGTCGGGTTCGTGGCGGTCATGGCAATCTCCCGAGGATGCTGTGAGGCGCACGGTTGCCGAGGCGGCCGGGCCGGCTACGGTACTGTCGCACAATGCCACCCTTGGCCGCCCAACCGGAGCAAGCTCAGTGACGAAGCAAGAGCAGTTTCTATGGATCGTTCAGACCTGCATCATGGCGAATGGGATCAACATGAGTACTCAGCCCGAATACGCCGACGAGCGCAGACACCAGTACAGCGGGGTCGGAGCGAAGAACCTGATGGCCGATGCCGTTCGGGCCAGCCTGCGCATCCCCAATGACCTTGATGCCACCGACGCCGCAGACGACTTCTGCATCTTTATGGTCCTGGGCGACCGTGAAAGGCGCGGGGAGTGCCCGGAGTGGTTCGCGGCTCTCTCGTAAAGGGCTCTATCCGGAAGGCTCGCTTATGAATCGCCGAAAGGCTTCACCGGTCTCGGAAATTCCAGAAATCTGAACGGTACTGCTGAAATCGACCGACACGTAGTCGAGAAGCCGGTCCCCACTCAGATCGGATATAACACGCTTGGCAGCATGCTCATCCGTGCTGCCTCCTATTCCTTCGAGCAGCATCTGTTCGACTGAAACAGCGCCTGAGACAACGTCGGACCTGTTAACGAGCTTCACAGCCTCGCTGCCTGCTATTTGCACTGCTGCAATGTGTGCATCCGAGTATTTATCCGCGAGGTGGATGAAAGTCCCCCGAAGCACGTCGCTTAGTCGTAAATTTGCGGCGGTGTTCAAAACAATATTTCGAAGAGCCAGTCTTTTTTGATCGCTATGGGTCTTCATTGCGATCTGGGTCATTTGATAGACCGCGCTAATAAATTCTTGATTTTCGACTAGCGACGAGGGATCAAATTCAGCTAGTCGGTCCTGCAACTCTTGGACACCGCTTCCAATCAAGGCGAACCATGTCTCGCGGCGGCGCTCTAGCGGCTCGCCAATGAACCTTTTGATGATCTGCTCGACCGCGTACCCGCCTCCAGGCACATACGACGCCACGGCATCTGCGGAAGCGACCGCGATATGGTAGGCGACCGATCGATCGTCATCCATTGGGAAATTGGGCAGCCGATTCGGCTTCTCATCGCTCATCGCCGGATGATGACGACAATTCCCGCTTTGCGAAAGGCGTAGTCTTCCCTTGGTAGCCTCGCGTGACAAAGCCCGCCGGGGTGCGGCGGGCTGAGATCGGTCTGAAATTTGGGACAGAACAACCCTGACGCCTCGCCATTCAGACGTGGGCCGGGTCACAGAGACACATCCCGAGACGGGCAGTCCATCTGGATATCCTGGGCATGATGTATGCACCCAGCTATGAATGCGTCAAGTCTTTTCGACCTGACGGAACTCGAGTTCCACAGGCGTGACGCGGCCAAAGATGTCGACGCCGACCTTCAGGCGCTCGCGATCATCGTCGATTTCCTCGACCGTGCCGTTGAACGACGCGAAGGGCCCTTCCGCCACGCGGATCAGCTCCCCGATCTCGAAGAGGATGGCGGCCGCCTTCATAGCGTCTCCGCCCCAGCCGGTGATGCAGTCGGCGAAGTTCTGAAGCTCCTGAGGCGGGATGGTGATGGGGCGTCCGTCATGGTGAGCGACGCCGCCCCGGCGGTATCCGGTGGCGTCGTCGTAGATGCCCGGGTGCGATTCGACCTTGCGCAGCTCGGCGCCGTCGCTCGTGCCCACGAACAGGATCCGCCGAAGGATCGGGATATGCGCCAGCCGCGCCTTGCCGATCTCCGAGACGACGTGGACCGACTCGCGCGCCTCGAAAACCGGGATGCCAACATCGCGGACCTGCTCGGCCGCGCGCGCTGACCAGCGAGGCAGGGTCCGCACCACGTGCCACGTCCGGTCCGGGTCGACGATGAACCGCTCCTGCGGCTCCTTCCGCCATCCGTCCTTCGGCTTCTCGTTGCGCCCCTGGGCGTGCCGCTGGCGGGCCTTGGCGTCCGCGTTGCGGGCCTCCTCGCGGCGACGCTGCTCACGGAGGCGCTGCTTCTGGCTACGGGCCATGATGTCGATCCTCGATACGCTACGAGAGGATGGGGAGGGGTGGTTCAGGCGGCCGACGTATCGGCGGGCACGGGGGCCGGCGGCTCGGCCTTGATGTGGTAGCCGGTGCCATCGCCCATGAGGCGCCAGCGGCGTCCGCGGTTGACCGCCATCTTGCGCTCGACCTCGGCCCAGAGGCCGGGGATCCGCGCCAGGCAGATGACGACGTCTGCGGCCTCGCTCATGTCGTCGGGCTCCGCGCGAAGCTCGTCGAACTCTTCGCTGGCCCGTTCGACGGTCCGGGCGGTGGTGATCGGGCCGAAGGTGTCCTCGGCCCACTGGCGGATCGTGTCGAAGGTCTCGGTCATGGGGGATCTCATGCTGTGTGGGGCGGTTCAGGCTTCGGAGGCCTGAGCTTCGCGGATGAGCGCCGCCTGGTCGCGCAGCTGCTCAAGGGCGTCGGAGGCCAGGGCAACGGCCCGGGCCGCCGCGTCGAGCGCCGCAGGGTTCATCCCCGCGACGACGGCATAGGCCTCGGCGGAGACCTCGTAGGTGGTCCAGCGCCAGCCGCAGGCGTTGCACTTCCGACGGCGACGGGTACCCTCTGCGGCCGGACGGCTGTCGAGAATACCAACGTCGGCGGATCGGCATGTGGGTTGAGGGCAGAGGGTCATGCGGATGCGCCCTGGGCAAGATACCGCTCGGCCAACAACTTGATGCGGCTTTCGTCGCTGTATGTCTGGACGACCCCGGCCATCGGGTCCGTGATGCCTCGAGCCTGCGAGCCCTTCACGCCCAAGATGTTCATGATGACGGGGTCCGACCCCTCTTCGGCGTGCAGATAGATCGCCGTGACCTCGTCGGCGGTCTGGCCCGGCCGGTCGAGGCGACCGATGACCTGCTCGTGAACCTTGGGGGACCAGTCCAACTCGCCGATGACCACGGTCGCCGCCCGGGCCTGCAAACCATCCACACCCTCGCCAGACCGGAGCGAGATGATCATCAGCGGGGTGTCGCCGTCGATGAATCGGGCCTTCTCGCGCTCCTTCGCCGCCGGGCTTTCGGATCCGGTGTACATGGCGGGCCTGTAGGCCGCGAGTTCGCGGTTCCAGATGTCGTAGACCTCGCGATGCCAGCCTGCGAGGAGCACTGGAATCCCCTGGTCGAGGAGCAACCGAACGTAGGCCGCCACGTGCCGCGCCTTGGCGACGCCGGTGACCTGCCGGGCGAGGGCGTCGAGTTCGCGCGCGGCTTGGCCCCGCTCCATGAACGAGGCGGTGGTGACCTTGATCGCCAGGGCACGGGCAAGGTCCGCCGCATCGGCCGCCACGGCGGCATCGTACGGCACCTCGTGCACGATCGTGTTCACCGGCTTGCCAGACCGAACCGTGCGCATTAGCAGGTTCTGATCCCGCAGGTAGGTGCCAAGGGCGTCCGGGTCCTTAACCAGCCACTTGCCGTTGCCGCGCGGTGTGCACCATTCCCGATGGAAGTCTGCCAAATCCCCGAGCGTACCCGGTGCGATCAACTCGACGATCGGGAAAATCTCGTCGCCGTAGTTGTAGACCGGGGTGGCGGACAGGCCGATGCGCAGCCCAGTAGCTTGGTTCGAGAACACCGTCGCGGCCGCGCCCTTGGCCGTTGACGGCCCTTTGCGCATGGCGTGGATCTCGTCGAGGATCACCGATCGAAACATCCCGGTCGCGGCGATGTCGACCCACCCGGCCACGTTCGAGTAGCGGAACAGGTAGAGGTCTGCCGGGGGCAGGTCGTACGGCTTGGTGCCGGCGATCACGTGGACCCGCAGGTGGGTGAACCGCGCGGCGTAGCGTTGCCATTGTGCGGTGAGGTGCGGGGGGACGATCACGGCGGCCGGCAGGAATTCGGGCAACGCCACCGCGCCGAGGGCGGTGACCGTCTTGCCCAGACCAACGTCGTCGCCGATCAGGGCGCGGCGCAGGCGGCGGGTGATCTCGATCCCCTGCGCCTGGTACCCGTACGGGGCCAACCCGTCCCGAAATCCGGTGAATGGGGGCGGGGTCCAGTCGGGCAGCAGGATTTCCTCGACCGCCGCGATGTCCCGCTCGAACAGCGTCTTGCCGGCGATCATCGCCATGCGGTCTGCCGCCGCCATCGCCATAGGATAGCGCCCGGTGAACCATTGCAGGTCCGCGCAGGTGTCCGGTGCGTGGGCGAACGTGAACGTGCCGGTCTGCGCCTTGGGCAGTCGGGGGAACATGCTCTTGAGGCGCAGGGCTACGTGCGGCGGGACGTCGGCCATCACCCACCTCGCCGCGGCGGCATCGAAGGCGAGTCGTCCGTAGGTACGCCGCGGCGCGGCATCGTCGTGGGATAGGGCGAGTGCAGCGCTCACAGCCATGCCTTTCCGAGCGAGAGGACGAAGGTGGGCTTGTCGATGCTGGGCAGCGTCGTACTGACCGACGTCGCCAGGATCAGGGCGGCGACCTCGGGGCGCTCGCAGTACCGGACGCACTGGCGGTGGATCGCGCGCTTGCCGCCGGCGAGCTTCACCTCAATGGCGATGCGGCCGCACATCACGTCGACGATGCCGGAGTCGCCGAGGCGAACTTCACGCTCGGTCGGTATCCCGGCCGCGATCAGCGCCTCCGCGATCTCGGCCTGGGTGGTCTTCTCGTTCGTGAGCGAAAAGCGGCGGCCATACAGGGCCGCGACTACCTCGCGCATCTCCATCTGCACGCTTGGCGTCGCGGTCATGCCTCGTCCTCCAGATCGTCCGGCTCTCCGTAGAGGTAGGCCGTCAGCATCGGAGAGACGGTCAGCTTGGTCTCACCACCGAAGATCAGGCTCCCGTCCTCGTCCATCGTGTTGATGGTGAAGAGGCCAGAGCGGATCAGCATGACGGTGGCGTCCAGGGCTTCGCCGCCGCATTGCTCCTCGGATTGACCGAGGAAGCGGTGCAGATGCGAGCCGAGGGCATACGGGCAGATCGGGCCCGTGAGATGCGCCGCGTAGGCGACGGCCTGACCGAACAGAGCGGCGCGCCACTCGGGCGAGCCGGGAAGGACGCGGGGCGGCTTGGTGTATGCGAAGGGGGCGCTCATGCGGCTTGCCCCTCTTCTGCAGCTGCCGTCTCCGCTGCGGCGATCTCCGCCGCCAGGGCCGCCTTGCGCTCTGCCAGATCCCTTTCGGCAGCGGCTCGCTCTGCGGCCTCGACACCGGCCGAGTCCACGTCGGCGCCGGGACGGACCCGCATGGCGTCCTGCGCCCGCCGTACCGTCTCCGCTCGCTCTTCTGCGCTGGGGCTGAGGTCGGGCACGGCGTCGAGGACACGCTGCAGCCGGATGATCTGGCCGCGCACCGACGCCTCGACGCTCAAGGCGATCTCCCGCAGGCGGTGCTCTTTCGGCGCGAAGTCGAGATCCCGCCGATTGCCGCCGACCTCGCCCCGCCGCCACCGGCGCAGAGCCTCGCGCACCGTCCAGGCCGGCAGGTCGTCCAGCGCGTCGCGGTATGCGTCGATCTCGATGTCGGCGAGGTCAGCATCCTGTCGGGCCGCCGAGTTCCGGTTCACGATGGTGCCAATGACGGCGAGCGTCGAGGCGAGCGGGCCCGGCATCGAGGCCGCGTGCAGTTCCTCAATGCGCTGCGCGATAGCCGCCCGCTGGGGTCCAGTCGGCATCTTCGACCGAGGAATCGTCGCGACCTGACCGGTGATGGCCTTGGTCACCGGGTCGAGGACCGTCCGGCCGTACCCCAGGTCCGATACCGCTGCGATCTGCGTGGCGAGCCAAGGCGGTAGCGACAGCAGAGTTTCCGGCTGGCGAACGTCGACCGCCGGTAGATCCACTGCCGAAGAGCGTAGGGGTTCTAGATCCTGTGCCATTTTCCGCCGCTCTCATCACCCAGTTACGCCACGTTGCCGACCAGTCCCGCTTGCGTCCGTCCGCGCCGGACTTCGAGAACCAGAAATTCCGGAACTTCTCGCGTTCCCTGGCCGTAGCGGCGTCGCTGCCGAGTTCCGCCAAGGCGAAGGCCGTATCGGCATCCGAGGGCTCCCAATCGGTCGCGATGAAGCTGCCGCGCTCGGTGCCCTTCGACGGCTTGGGGACAGAGGTCCCTTTAGGGACCGAAGGGGAATCTTCTGTAGGGTTAGGGCTAGGGTTAGGGGCTTTTGTTTCGCTAACCCGCACAGAACCCGCCGGGTTAGGCAGATCGTTATTTTTCAACGACTTAGGTCGCCCACCCTGTTCACCATTCTTGCGATTGACCTCAGCACGCTTGCTGACGAACTCGCGCTCTTTGCTCAGCCGTTTCTGCGACCAGAAACCGGCCTCGAGCGTCCAGAACTCCATGATGGTCGGCTTGATGCGGAGCCACGTCCGGCGATCCACGCGCGCCCAGCGGGCCAGCCGATCGTCGTCGTCCGCCAGCCGGCAGTCCGGGCTGCGCCAAGCCACCATCATCAGCATGAGGTAGGCGCCAGTCTCCTGGGCTGAGAGATGGCCCGTGTCGGCGATGAACGCGTCGGTGAACAGCGGCAGGCTGGGGTACGCGCTCATGCCTTGCCGCCCTCTTCCGGGCGCCAATCCGTTTCGTCGCCCGCGCCCTTCCCCAGATTGCAGTCGTCGCAGAGGACCTGCAGATTAGTCACGTCGAGTTCGAGATCGGGGAATCGCGAGCGCGGCTTGATGTGGTCGACGTGCAGGGGCTTCCCGAGGGACGCTCGCGCACCGCAGCACTGGCAGGCCCCGCCCGCGCGCTTGAGGGCCTGATAGCGGGCCTCGCGCCAAGCGGGCGTCCGATAGAAGCCCACGGCCTTGCCGGCGAGCACGCGGGCTTGTGCGGCGTCGATCCGTGCGAGCATCTTGGCGTTCGTCCCGCGATGCCGCTCTTGGTGAGACGACAGGCGCGGACCGTTGCCGCCAACGCAGGCGATGCCGATCCCTGATCCGCACTTCGGGCAGGGGCGCAGCAGCGATGCGGCGCGTTTCGGGCGCTCTCTCATAACCGCGCTACTCCGCAGCCATGAGGGAAGACGAGGCGCCGATGGCCTCGACGGTCTCAATCCGCTGACCAATCCACCGCATGGCGTTCACGGCCATGGAGTTACCGAGTGCCTTGTAGCGGGGGCCGTCCGCCATCATCCCGCGCCCATGGGGGACGAGGGTGTAGCCATCGGGGAAGCCCTGCAAGCGCTCGCATTCGAGGGGCGTGAGGCGGCGGACGGCCCACATGCTGGGCTCACCGTTGTGGCCGATCGTGGCGATGGCTTCGGCCTGTGGCGACGAGGAACTCAGTGAGCCCGACCGATCCCAGGTGACGTCGGGATCCTGGCGCGAGTTGAAGGCAATGGCGGGCGGATGGGCGCCTGCCGCGAGGGGATGGCACGGGTCGCCATCCTGCGGGTTGCAGCGGTTCGCGACGCTCGTGATCTGGGTCGTGTCGAAGGCGATGAACGTCTCGCTCTCGAAGTCCATCCGCCCGCACGACCCACCATGCGCGTTGACGGCGGTGGCGACGCTAATGGGACCGCGCGTGTCATTGCCGCCGAAGGCGACCGGAACGATGGGCGTGCCCCGGCCCGTGCCGTCTTCGCTGGCGTCAAATCCCTCGCCGCGCAGGCTGTGAGCGACGAGCAAGCCTTCGCGGCTCTCGTGGTCGCCGTACGGGTTGCTGGCATTGATGGCGGGCGCATGCGGCGCCGCAATCAGTCCGCCGTCGCACTCGAAGTCTGTGCCGAGCCCGCCACCGCCGCGAGTGCGCGCGCTAAGGGTAGGGGCAGGACGCGCCCCCGCGTCTCGGCGCGGCGCAGGATCCCCGCGCAGGCTCGCGCGCTCAAGAAGTACCGCTGCGGGACGGCGCCAGTCTCCAAGATATCCGACAACGAACACACGCCGGCGTCGCTGAGGGACAGCCCGTCCAAAGCCGTCCACTCGGACGTACTGAGCGTCAAGCACTCGGTAGGCGAACCCATACCCGAGTTCGACCATGCCCCCGAGAATGGCACCAAAGTCCCGTCCGCCTCCTGACGACAGGACGCCGGGGACGTTCTCCCAGACCAGCCATCGGGGGCGCAGGCGCTGAGCCAGCCTAAGATACTGGAGGGCCAGGTTGCCGCGGTCGTCTGCCAAGCCGCCTCGGGGCCCGGCGACCGAGAACGACTGGCAGGGGGTTCCTCCCACGAGAAGGTCGATTGTACCGTACTGGCCTTCGCCGATCGTCGTGAAGTCGCCATGCAGGGGCACCTCGGGATAGTGGTGGGCGAGCACAGCGCGCGGCGCGGCGTCGATCTCGGAGAAGAACTGCGGGCGCCAGCCGAAGGGGTGCCACGCGACGGTGGCGGCCTCGATGCCAGAGCAGACGGAGCCGTAGCGGAGGGTCATCGGGCTCACTCCGCAGCCATGAGGGGACTGAACAGATCGCGGCCAGCCGCAGGCGCCTTCGGGGCAGCCTTGGCGGCCGCAGCACGATCCCGCGCCTCACGGAGGCAATCCGCATCGCTGCAGGCGATGACGCCCCGCGAATGGCTGAAGTTGCCGAATCCGTTTCCGGCGTTCGCCGATCCGCAGATGTCGCAGTAGGTCTCAAGCGCAGCGCGGGCGGCGCGATCGGCCTCCAGACCTTCAGCGGTCAGGACGCTCGGATCGAACCACATGCCGGCTGGGCCGGGCTTGGTGATGTCGTGGGGCTCGCGGGCCATGGGCTACTTCGCTGCCTGGAGGGTGACGGGCGCCCGCCACGAGATCCGGTGCATGGCCGTCGGCCCGCGGTGCGACCGATCCCAAACAAACCAAGCGAATGCCGTGGTGCTGGTGGTCTTCGGACCTTCCCAGCCGTCCCGGTGCATCATGGGCAGCCGGTTGCGGAAGACGTGGACGCGGGCGAGCGTGCCGTTCTCGAGGATCGGCCGGCGGCGCTCGGATTCGAGGAAGGCGAGGCGCAAGAGCATGATCACGCGCGGGCACAACTCGAGCGCGCGGGCGACGAACGCCCCGGCATCTTTGAAGGGCGGGTTCGTAACGATGCAATCCACGCCATCGGGCGCGGCTGTGGCAGCGAGGAAATCGGCGTCGGCCGTCTGACCTTTGCACCCGCAGTCGACGAGGTCGGAGGCGGTGACCGCGTGGCCGCCAGCGCGCAGCTCGCGCACGATGGCGCCGGGGCCGCACGCGGGCTCCCAGATTCGATGCGGCAGCCATTCAGTATCCATGAGGGCGCGCACGGCAACGGGCGGCGTCTCGTAAAGGTCGTGGCCACGGTCGGCCAGGGGATGGCGGATCATGCGCGTTGCGCCTCCCGCTGGCGAAGGGCGTGACGGGCGTCCTGCCAAGCCGCGATGACCCGGCAGACCGTCGACTGTTCGATTTCGGTGAGGGCCGCGATGGTGGACGTGTCCTGTCGCAGGATCGCCCACCGATGCAGGACGTCGCTGCTCTGAGCGGGGGTTGGCTCGCGCCAAGGAAAGGTCGGGGCAGCGCTCATGGCCGGGCTCCCGCAAGGATCGCCTCGACCTGTCCGCTCGTCAGACGGTGCGCGGCGGCGATGTAGTCGGATCGCTGGCCCTCTCGAGCGCGAAGCTCGACTTCGGCGCGCGTCGTATCGTCGATGGGCAGCATGGAGAAGACCATGCGGACGATGGTGCCGGCCGACTCGCGAACGGCGCTGACGTTGCGGACGAAGGCCTTGCCGTCGTCGGCGATGACGCCGAGTTCCTTGGCGGCATCGAGGCAGGGCTTGATGCGGTTGTCGGTGTCGCCGTTGAAGGGCGGCAGGTGGATGGTGACGTCGCACGGCCCGGCGATCCGACCGGGACGCTTCACGCTCGCCATGAGCACGGCACCGCTGCGCCAAGCCCGGTAGGCCGTGGTCTTGATCCGGCCCTGCGAGCCCCGGTTCGCGTAGAGCTTGTTCGCCGAGGGCGGCATCGGCAGTTCGATCGTCACGGAGCCGACGATCCGGCGCTGCGTGTAGCAGGGCCGTTCCTCGGGCTTCATGCGCGCGGCGGCGCGGCGCTTGGCCGAGCGCGACAGCGGCGGGTCAACCTCTTGTCCCCAGGGGGCGTCTGTGATCATCTGCCGGCCTTCCTGCCAAGGAGCGACTGCGCGCCGCCCGATTTCCCGGTTCCAAACGGGGCGTCGGGCGGCTCTCGTTCGTGGGGCTGCTCAGGCGGCCTGGGCGACTTCCGGCGTCGTGTCGGCAGCGCGTCGCAACTGGCCGAGGCCCATCGCCTTCGCGAGGTCGGAGCGCGCCTTGGCGTAGTTCGCCGCGACCATCGGATAGTCGGACGGCAGGCCGAACTTCTGCCGGTACTCGTTCGGGGTGAGGCCGTGTGACGTCAGGTGCCGCTTCAGCGACTTGTAGGGCTTGCCGTCGAGGAGGCTGACGAGGTGGTCCGGGGTGATGGACTTGCCGATCGGAACGGCCGGCGCGGCCGGCGCCTCGCACGCACCGACGGCCTGCTCCCCTTCCGACAAGGCGGCCCGAACCGACCGGATCAAGCCCGGAAGATCGGAGGCCGGGATCGCATTGTGGCTGACGTAGGCCGACACGATGCCGACCGTCAGGCTCAGGGCGCGGTCGTAAGGCGGGAAGTCGAGGAAGCCGACCTCCTCGAGGGCGTCGGGCAGCGGCGCGGAATCAGCGACGTCGGACATGGGTCGATCTCCGGATCGGGGATTGAGGCGGGAGCCGCCCGCCGGCGGGAAGGCTCAGGCGACCGAGTGTTCGGCCTGCGGATCGCGGACCGGCATGCGGTCGCCATCGGCGTTGAGGCGAGTGGGGAAGGACTCGGCGGCTTCGGCCTTGAGGCTGCGGGCGAGGTCGATGTTGACGGCCAGCCGCTCCATCAGGTGCTGCGCGTCGTCGGGATGCAGGCAAATCGCGAAGGCGCCGAAGTTGCTGTCGCCTGCCAGAACCATGATCTCGTCGGGATACGCGGAAACCTCTACCTGCGCGCGAGAGCCGTGGCCCTGGTCCTGGCGAAGCCCCTCGCTGGTCAGGATGCAGCGCTCGACGGGGGTGTTGCGGGTCATGGGGTGCCTCCGCTGGGGGCGGAGTGGCGCAGCCGGGACTTCAGTCCCTCGATGCCCGCCTCGATCTCCGCCATCTCTCGATCATCGCGGCGAAGAGCGCCGAGACGGACTGCCAAAAGCTCATTTTCCAGGCTCGCAATCTCAGCTCGGACGGTCCGCTCGACCTCTTCCTCGAGCACGCGCACGAGGCGCGAACGAACGTCCTTCGGCTCACGATAGAGCAGCGCGAGGATCGAGCCATGGGGCTCGCGCAGCCGGCGCGCGACGGCGCCGATGCAGTCCTTGACCGGACGGCCCGACTTCTTGGCCTCGGCGTCGACGAGCCGACGCGCGTAGGTTTTGCAGAGCGTAACCGCGCTCATTGCACGACGATCCTCTGTCGATTTTGTGCACCGCTGGTGAAGCATCGCTTCCACGTCCCCGTGTGATGAAGGATCACACACGCAGGACGCGATGCTTCTTGGCGGTGGGGGTTGCAGGGGTACGCAGCACAGAACGGAAGCGCGCATCCGCCATCAGCTGGCAGGCACGAGGGGTGGATGCGCGGGCAATGAAGAGTGGGGTTCGAGCAAATGGCAGATGCCACCGAAACGGACGGGGCCGGGGTCATGCTGGCGACACACACCGGCATGGCTTGGCTGGTGGAGCGGGAGATCGAACGGGACCCGGCGGCGCGGGATGCGCTGCTGGCGTTCACGGCAGAACGGATGACGAAGCTCGTCGCGACGCACCCAGACCTACTCCGGGTCGCAGACGCGGCCTGCGGGATCGTGGCACGGGCGGCGGACGGGAAGCCGACCGCTCCCGCCCGGCTGCATGGGTGAGCGCCCGGTCGGCAACGCGGAACGAGGGGGCCGACCGGGCGGCTACCGGCGGCGGGATTCACGGCCGGATCTTGAGATGCTGGCGGATCGCGGCGACGGCCACAGCCGGCGGAACGGCGTACGTCGCGTCGATCTCGTCCAGCGTCAGGCCGGCATCGAATACGCGGGCGATGAAGCTGGCGGGCACCGGCGCGGCCGGATCGGCATGGCGCCGGGCGGCGCGCAGGGCGTGCGCGATGTTGCTGACGGTGCGGTCGACGCGGGCCGGTGGGATAAGGCCGGACGCAAGCGCTATCCGCGTCCGATTTGTGTAAGCCCCGTTCAACTTCGGCTTAGCGGCCTTCCGGTCACGCCGGTTCTGCAGAACGGCGGGCCAGACGCCAAGATGTATGGCCCGGTGCCTGATCTGCTGCCGGCTCCGACCTGTCGCCGCTGCGATCTCCGAACCTGCAGCGCCTTCGGCGGCCATCGTGATGATGGTGCGGTCGTAGGAGGTCTTGATGGGGGCGCTCATGCGTGCGCACTCGCGACCTTGGGGAGGTCCGTATCGCGACAGGGCGCCAATCCTGCCTTCGGGCGATCAATGCCCTCCGGCCACGAAACGAGGGTGTCGGGCCAATGCTCCGCAAAGAACTGCATCGCCCGCTCGTATCGGCCGAGATAGAGGTCCCGACCCGAAGCAATAGCGTCCAGCTTGTTGGTGTCTTGGAACAGGCGCCAGCTGACCGTCGTGCGTCCGACCTTCATGGCGGCGCCGTAGAGTTCGGCCAACTGGAGGATGCGTTCTCTGCCGGTCATGGGAGCCCGTGTGGTCTGCTTCGGCCAACATCGGTAGTAATACCGCAAATGTCAACGGCTTTCTTACCGCTCCCTCGCCCTCCTAGGGGCGGTTATCCTACCGTAATGGAACTGCCCGCGATCCTTGCCCGCATCGAGAAGCGCCTTGCCGCTCTTGATCTGTCCGAAACCGCCGCTGGAAAGCTCGCCGGCAAGCCGGATGCGATCCGCAATTTGCGAAGGGCGTTGGAGAAGGATGAGCGGACAGGGGTCAGTACCGCTACCCTCAACGCACTCGCGCCCGTCCTTAAGACCACACCGGTATGGCTGTTTGCAGGGGCCGGGCCGGAAACTTCTGAAGGAGAGGCGCCCCCCTCAGTGATGTCGGATTCATCACCGGCGCTTGCGGGGGATAGCGAGGTCGCTCAGTCGAGACAGCCGATCGTGGCGGTAGTCTATGCGGGCCTGGTCGAGGCTGGCACATTTCGGGAGGTTTCGGATTTCACCGATCTGGAGCCGGAAGAGATCTACCAGCCGGCCGATCCTGAATTTCCCCATGTCCGCCAGCTCGCATTCGATGTGCGCGGCGATTCTATGAACGATTTGAAGCCCCGCCCAATCCTGAAGGGCGACCGAGTCGTAGCGCTGGATTTTGAGGGGCTCAGGGGCCGGGTTGCTCTACACACCGGTATGGTCGTCATCGTCCAGCAATCGCTGAACGGCGGTCTTCTCGTCGAGCGGTCAGTCAAGCAGCTTGAGGTCCACGAGGACCGCTATGAGTTCCATCCACGGTCCACACTCGCCAAGTACAAGCCCATCATCATCCCGCACGATATGCAGCCGGAGGACGGGCGCGAGGTGACCATTCTTGCCTGGGCACGCAGCATTCTCAACCGACTCTAGGACGGTCGGCCGCCGACGAAGTAGGCGACAACCCGAGATCGCTCACCGGCGCACGTCGGGCAGAGAAAAGCCGTCCGATTGGCTTTGTGGCGCACGGCGCGATCAACCTCGGCGGGCGTCCGTAGTGACGCACAGACTGCGACGGACGGGTAAGTTTCCCCGGCACATGAGAGACACCTAACGCGCAGGGTGTACGGCTGCTGTTGCCCGACGACGCTTCCATTACCCTGCACGCCCTGTCGCCCCACCCTGATGATGTTCCTATTCCGTTCTGTTTTGCGGCCAGAGTCAACCGACTTGGCCTAGGCCGTTGGGGCTGTGGACAGCAGACAGACCAAAACTGCGTCATCGCGGTTTTTCTACCGTTTAAGGCTTGACGCGGTAGTAGTACCGCATCATTCTGTCTCCATCGCCTCCCGGCAGATGGAGCCGCCTCCGATGTCCGTCACCAGCCTCGCCCGATACGGCACGACCGAGACGCCGGACATCGTCCGCGCCCAGAACCGCAAGCGTCGCTTCGCCGACCGCAAGCTCCTGAACAAAGAGCGCGCCGCCTACAATCAGCGCATCGCCGCCGCGAAGCCCCTGGTGAGCTTCGACGCCGATGACGCCCGGCGCCTCATGGACCTGGCCCGCACCGATGATCGGTCCGGCAGCTTCTGGCGCAAGATGGCCCTGGCGCACCGCGAGGGCGATCAGATGCAGGTCCGCGTTGAGCCCGAGGCCGCCAAGGTCTGGGCCGCCTGGATGCGCCTGCCGGGTGTCGATGCCTTCGGCCCCACCCTGACGCAGGTTGAAGCCGCCGCCGGCCTCAAGCCGAGCAAGGGCGCCGCCATCGCGCTTCACATCAACGACTTCCTCGCGACGCTCGTCGCTCTTGAGGCCGATGCCGCCGCCAGCATCCCCGACGCCGGGCCGGCTGCGAACTTCCTGCGCCTGAAGGCCTGCTTCGAGCGAGGCCTCATCCACGTCTACGTGACCCCGGCCCGCGCCGCCCGGCTCGCCGACGTGTTCGCCGCCGCTGGCATCGCCCGCACTCACATCGTCGCCCTGGACCGCATCGCCGGCCGGCCCGAGCCGCGCGCCTTCTAGGCTCGCCCCCCGCGCGCCCTTGGGCGCCCTGCCCCTCCCGCTTCGTCCCGATCCCCTGTCCACCCCGCGAGGTTGCCATGAGCAATGCGCCCAGCCTGACGCCCAAAGACGTCCGCGACCAAGTCGAAGACACCTGCAAGGCTCTCCGTGCCTTCGCCGAAACGGTCATTGCCGTGGCGATCGGCGGCGAGACGACCGACGGGGCCGGGCCCGTGTCGCTGAAGGCGGCCTCGACGCAGCGCATCAGCGCCGAACTCGCCCTGGACGACTTCCGCAGCGTGCTCGTTGAAGCTCTGACGGGCGCGATGCCGCCCAGCTACGTCAACAGCACCGATCTGGCGAAGGCGCTCACCGGTCGGTTCGAGGACAACGACATCGCCGCCGGGCGCCGCCCCGCCTCCCCGCTCAGCACGGCCATGCGCCGCGCCGACGAGGCCGAGCGCGCCGAGCGCCGGGCCATCGCCGACGCTCATGCCCGCGGCGAATCCATCTGCGCCGCCCTCGGCCTCGACCTCCCTCTCACGCTTCGGGGATCGCTGTGATGTCCAATGCTCTTGACCGCTACGAAAACGGCATGGGCTTCGGCCTCCTGCTGGGCAACGTCACCGCCGCAGAGAGCCTGATCGGCGCACTGCTCGCGCAGGCCGCCGTCATTGCGGAGCACGGCAGCTGCGACTCTCACGGGATCATGGTGAGCCGGACGCGCGCGCTGGCGGCCCAGGCGGCCAAGCTCGCCGCCGTTCTGGACGAAGCCGCCGGCGCCCTGCCCGTCACCCTTCGGAAGGCCGCCTGACATGGCCGCCGCTCACATCGTCTTCGGCGTCCTCGCCGTGGTGGTGATCCTCGCCATCGCCCTCGTCGCCTCCCGCATCCCGGCCTTCATCCAGGACGAGCGGGACCACCGTGATCTCCGTGATTTCGAGGTCGGCCCATGATCCCGCGCCCTCCCTACCTCACCGCCTGCAACGACAATTGGCCGACGGTCGACATGACCCGGTTCACACTCATGGGCTTCGCCGTCGCCCTGATCGGGACGATCGGCGCCCTCACCCTCATCGCGTGCGGGGTACTGCTGTGATCTCCAAAAAGGCCGTGTTCGGCCTGCCCCTCCCGATCTCCCATGGCGTTCGGCCCGACAGCAGCACGTACATCGTGTGTGGCGAGCCGCCCGATCATGGGCGGTCCTTCACCTTCTCCGGATCCCCGAAGGAAGCTCTCGCGCTTGCGCAGCTGCTGAACGCCGCCCCGACGATCCTGGCCGCCCTCAAGGCCGTCCGGTCCGATTGCCGCGATCCCGACACCGATGCCGGCATTTCGCCCGCCGCTGGCGAGCTCGTCGACGAAGCCCTCCAAGCCCTGGGAGTCCGCCCGTGAGCGCACAGGAACTCATCACCATCCCGTCGCCCCAGACGGCCCTTCAGGTCTTCTCGACCGAGGGCGGGATCGACCCGCTGATCGAGCGCGTCCGCGAGCGTGTCGCGGATCTCCCGACCGACATCTCCACGGCCAAAGGACGCGCGGAGTTGAGGGCCAACGCCTTCCTCATCACGAGGACGAAGACGGCGCTGGAGGCCCGGGGCAAGGAGCTGGCGGCCGAGCAGAAGCTGATCCCCGGTAGGATCGACGCCTGCCGCCGCAGGACGTGGGCCGCGCTCGAGGCGATCCACGACGCGTACCGCAGGCCCCTGACCGAATGGGAGGATGCGGAGAAGGCCCGGAAGGCACGGCACCGCGCCGAGATCGACCGCATCTACGCGCTGCCGAAGGACTCCGCGACGGCGGACGAGATCGCCGCGACCATCGATAGCGCCGAGGGGATCATCATCGGCGCCGATCTCAAGGAGTTCACGGCCGAGTATGCCGTCGCCAAGGACACGGCCTTGCGCGAACTCCGCGCGAAGCTGGCCGAGCGTCTTAGGCTCGACGCCGAGGAGGCCGAGCGCGCCCGGCATCTTCAGGAAGCCCAAGAGCGGGCCGCACGGGAGCGTGAGGACCGCATCCGAGCCGAGGCCGTCGCCGCGGAGCGCGCCCGCGCGGAACGGGATGCCGCAGAAGAGCGCGCCCGGGTCGAGCGCGGGGCTGCCGCCGAGCGCCATCGCGTGGAGATGGAAGTCGCCCGCGCCGAGGCTGCGGCGAGGGCCGAGCGCGAGGCTGCGGACCGCCGGGAGCGCGAGCTGCGCGAGGCCGCAGAGTCAGACCGTCGGCGCGCCGTCGATGCCGAGCGCCGGGCCGCCGAAGCGGAACAGCGCGCTAGAGAAGAAGCCAAGGCGGAAGCCGACCGCATCGCCGCCGAGGCCAAGCGCCGGGAGGACGACACCCGGCGGCGGGCGAAGGTCGAGCGCGAGGCTGTGGCCGCCCTGGTTGCCGATGGCATCGCCGAGGACATCGCCAAGCGAGCCTTTGCGCTGATCGCCCGTCGGGCGGTCCCGCACGTCTCCATCGCGTACTGAGGGCTGGCCCATGAGAGCCGCAGAGCCCCGCCGCGCGGTGCCCATGAAACTGCAGCGCGACCTCGCCCTGAAGCTGGTTGCCGACCTCATGCGCAAGCTCGGCATGCTGCCGCCCGAGGCCGAGCCGTCGTTCCAGCTTGATCACGCCCCGGCGCTCGCCCTACGCGCCGTCGACGAGGCCACGGGCGAACACGTCCCGCACCAGCACGACCCGGCCTATCTGGTCTGGCTGACGAAGGAGGCTCACGCCGCCAAGACCTTCGGGACGGGCGCCACTACGCGCGGGGCCGACGCGGGCGATATCGCGCACAGCCGCCGGCTCAGCGCGAAGGAGATCGAGTTCCGGGCCCGTCTCCTGGCGCGCGACACCGGGGTCGAGCCGCCGGAGCCGAAGCGGCGCAAGGCCAAGATCGCCCAGCGCCCGAAGAGGCCGCCGCGCCAGCAGCGCAGCGCCTCGACCATCCCCGAAAAGCTCGCCATCACCTACCAGAGGGACCGCTGAGATGCCTCGCATCACCCTGTCGGACCGGGTCATTGGTGCCCGCATCCGTGAAGCCCGCCAGCGCAAAGGCATCCATCAATCAGAGCTTGGTGCCTCGGTCGGAGTTCACGGCACCACCGTCGGCCAATGGGAGCGGGGTGAGATTGCTCTGGCAGAGGGTCGGATCTTTCCCGTCGCCGAAGCGCTCGGGATCGAGCCCGCCCGGCTGTTCCCCCTCGATGTCGTTGAGGTCACCGCCGATGAGCGCGACCTACTCGAGGCCTACCGCCGGATCGGCCTCAACTCGACCGGTAAGGCCTCGATTCACCGCATCATGGCGGCGATCGAGACGGGACGGGAGGCGGCGTCATGCTGAGGCCGTCAGATCTCTCCGGCTTCGATCTCCCGAAGCTCGCCGCTGATCTCGAGGCGACCGCCCTGCGCCAAGACCGGTGCCGGCGCCTTGCTGACCGGTTCGACGTTTCGCCCGACTACACCGGGACCACGGCGTCCGTTTCGCACATCGACGCCGACGCGGCGGCCACCGCCGAGGCCGCGCGCCTCGTGTCCCTGGTCCGTCGATTCGCGGCCGATGAGGCAAGCGGTCGCCCGTCCGTTGGGGTTGTTCCGCTCCGCGTCGTCCCGCGCCCGGCGCCCCGGCCCGGCATCTTCGCTCGCACGATGGCCGCGCTCGGCCGGCCCGCCGGCAAATCCTCGTCGACCGATTCCCTCCCCGCTTCTGAAAGGGCCCAGGCATGACTGCGGACGCCAACACCCCAAACCTCACCCCCGAGGGACAGCGGCTCGCCGATGCGCTGGACGTGATCCTGCACGTCACGGACATCCCGCAGCACAAACGGGAGGACGCGGAGTTCCTGCGCGGCGTCGTCTGCTGCGCACGGGATTACGCTCGTGCCGCGTCTCAGGAGTTGCCCGCCGCGCTCCTGCTGACCGCGCCTGAGGGCGAGGGGGCGGGGCTGCGGGAGGCTGACGCCAGAAATTGGTCTGTCGCGTCGAGCTTCCCGCACACCGCAGAGTCGTCCGCTGCGTGGATGGACAGCGCTGCCATGTTCTCGCGCAATGCGGACTTCTACCGCGGGATCGTGGTGCAGATCGGCGAGATGTTCGGCGACGCCGCCAAGACAAGCGACGATGGCTCGCTTCAGCACAGCGTTCTTGCTTTGAAGGTTCCCGGTCTGGTCGCCGCCGCCCTCGCCAAAACCGCCCCGATGGGTGAAGACGAGACGGGGGTGCGAGAGGCGTGGTCTCTCACCGGAGTATCATCGAGCGGATTTGGGTGGTCTAACAGCGAATGGTTCAGAGCTTCTGACGGTGAACGCAAGTCGTTTCCTATAGGGTTCAACCCGAATACAGGCGTCTACGAGAATTTTAATTTCGTCAGCAACGCCGCCCCCCAGCCGCCCAAGGCCGAGGCGCCGCCGACCCCCGCTGACGTCTATTACGCCAGAGGCAATTTCTACCACATGGATACGCAATGCGGGATGGGGAACGATTTCTACCACCTCTGGCGGTCCCGATCCGGCGAGTTCCCTTCCATGCCCCAACCCAAGGCCGAGACGCCGGCAGGGGTGGCCGGAGGTGCGCCCGTCTCTCCTCTGCTCGCCTCCTGCATGCCGCCGCTTCCTGACGGTCTCGTTTACGTCCGGACACCCGACGATAAATTCACTGTCCAACAGAAGCCCGTCTCTACGAACTATACGATGACCGCCGCCCTCTCCGCCGCTCCAGCGGCACGGCCTCGAGACGAGGTGTCCGGGTTCGTGCTGGTGCCGCGCGAGCCGACGCCAGCTATGAACCGGGCGGGAGCACAGACTTTCGGCGGACAGGGCGACAATGCAGACGCCCGCTACGAATGTGCCGTGATGTACCGGGCCATGCTCGCCGCCGTACCGGCCGCTGACGGGGGCTTGGCTTGATGGGCGCGATCACATCAACGGTCTTTCGGCGCGACGCCCCGTGCTTCAATATGGTCGGGCAGAAATTACCCGACCACTTTCAGGATACCGACGAGCAAATCAGCGCCGGTCTTGTTAGGAGACTGTATCGATATGCGCTTCGCAAGCTTGTGAGTAGCGGATTTAATGTGTCGGAATGGTCCTGTGAAGTCTATGCGATGGATCAGGATCTTCCGCCATCAGAGAGGTACTATATTGTAGAGTTCAGCAACGATATGGGCGGCATGATTGGCGTTCAGGGCATCCTTACGCTTAAAGGTCATCCGCATATTAACCACGGTATTTGCTGTGATTGGGGACGTCCATGAACGCCCCCGAAGACCAGAACGGCCTGCGCGAGGCGCTGGCGTACCCGCAATGGCGAGAAGTCGTCCGTCTGCTGGAAAACTGTACGCACCCACTGGACGGGCCGGCCCTTCGATTGTTTCGCGATGAGGGCCGCCTGATCCTTGAGGCGCTTAACCTCGTCATCGCCGAGCGGGATGCGGCGGTGCAACTCGCCTACGATCTGAAGTACGCGGCGGCCGGCGGCGAGGACGCTCCCGGCTCCGCCAACGCCGTCGCAGTCGCGGACGTAGACCGATGGCGACGCGAGGCCACAACCCGCATCAGCGCCGCCGAAGCCGAACTGGACGAGGAGCGCCAGGAGTCCGCACGCCTCGCGCTCGCGGTGACGGAGCGGCAGGCCGAGATCGCGCGGCTGAAGCGCGATGCTGAGGCGGCCAGCGCCCGACACAGCAAGACGGACATCTTCGGCATCGCCTTGCATGCGCTCGAGGCCGGCTTGCCAGGGATAAAGCCTGTAGTTCGGGATGCTGTCGCCAGAACCATTGCTCTCCGCATTCGATCTTCATTCGCCCAGAAGGAGCACCCCCATGGCTGAGACACAGAGCGCGCCGAGCTTGCGGGAGCTTTCTGAGGCGGCGACGCAGGGCGAGTGGCGTTGCGTCGAAAGCACCAGTTACGGCCATGTGTGGAGCGACACGCGCGAGCTGGGGATCTGGGATCAGGGCGAATGGCTAGGCCCGGCGCGATCTCAAGGTTATTGCAATGCCGCTTTCGTCACCCGGCTCGTTTCTGACTTCCGCGCCGGCCGCCTCATCGATCCCACCACCCTAACCGAGGCTGTCGCCGCCGCACGGGCTGAAGGTGTCCGCGAGGGGCTGGAGCGGGCGGCGGGGATTGCCGAGTGCTTGACGGACGCGATTGATGACCTGCGCGTGATCCGCGACATCCACAACGTTACCGCTTGTCAAGAGCGGTACGAGACCACTCTTGCGGCCTACCGTGCCCTCACCCCCGGAGGCCGGACCGATGGCTAAGGGCACGGGACTGACGAGCCGACAGGTCGATAAGGCGTATCGGCTGTTCTACGGCGATGGAATGACCCTGCGGATGGTCATGCAGGAGTTGGGCTGCGGCCTCTATGATCTCACGCCCTGGCTGACGGCGCCCGCCGGTCGCATCGCAGCGGCGGCCATTGAAGATGAGCGCTCTCGTGTTGCCGGCCGCGCCGCCCTCGCTGAACGCGGAGGGGCGGAGTGATGCGCAAGGCAGACCAAGCGCGGCTGGACCGCATGAATACCGCCTATCACGAGTGGGCGCAAAGCCCTGGCGGCCAACGGTACGGCAATGATCCTTGGGCCGCATTCCAAGCGGGGTACCTGACCGCAATCGACCAAGAGCCCTACCCGGCGAACAAGATCCCGATGCCGCAGAACGCGGACCAAGCCGTGGGGATGTGGCTCACCGGGGAAAGTTGGGTTCGGCACAACGCACCTGAGCGGTTGCGTCCCTCCCCCACCAGTCCCGGAGCGCAAGAGGATCGGAGCGATGGGTAGAGCACCACTCAATCCGCCGGCCGTTCGGTTTCGGCTTGATCCGGTCTATGCGCCGCCGGAGAAGATTGCCCGTCTAATGTCGCTCACCCCGGCGCAGTTCGCGAATTGCTGCCCTCGCCTCTACGCGCGCGGCTTCCCCGTGCCCGACGAAACGACCGGCATGTACGACATCGAGGCTGTCCAGCGTTGGCGTAAGCGCCAGCGCCCGGACCTCTATCCGGAATTGACGCTGACTCACGCGGAGCCGATCAAGACGCCACCACGCAAGAGCATGGGGGATCGCTTTGCCGAGGCCCAGGAGCGCCGCCGGAATGGTTGACCTTCCGACCTACGTGAAAGCGTACCGGAAGCCCTCCGGCCGCATGTTCTACTATTACGAGCGATACCGGAACACGGATCGCGCCTGGCCGCGCATCGCCCTGCCCTTCGGGCCGCAGACGCCGGAGTTCTGGCGTATGTGCGACTTGCTGAAGGCGGTGGATGCGACCCGCGACGGCGACGGCTGGGAATGGGCCTGGGCGCCCGAGAGTGGCCGGCGTTACCCTTTACCCTCTCCGCAGGGCGAGGGCGGCACTGAGGCCTTCCGGCTCGCCCTGGAAGCCGCACGGACCCGCGAGAGCCTAGGCGACGCGACGGACCGCAAAACCTTCCGCGCGCTCGTGGCTGAGTACAAGGCGCATGCCTCCTACGAGAAGCTGGCCGACCTCACGAAGCTCGACTACGACCGGCACCTGGGCATGATCGACGAGCTATGGGGCGACGACCCCGTGGCCGATCTCACGACGATGGACGCCCAGCGGGCTATCGACTCGTTCCAAAAGGCGCCCACGGTTGCGCGCTACTTCCGCGCCGTCCTGTCCCGCCTCATCGCGTTCGGCATTCCGCGCGGCTACAGCGCCCTCAACGTCGCCCGGCCAACCGAGAAGATCGAGCACGAGGCCGAGCCGCACGAGCCCTGGCCTGATTGGGCTTTCGAGCTGTTCTGCGAGCACGCTCGGCCAGCACTGATCCTGCCCGTGTTCTCCGCGTTCTACACCGGCCAGCGGTCGGTGGACGTGATCACGATGAAGCGCCCCGAGGGCGGCGAAATCAGCCTCATCGCCCGGAAGACGAAGAAGCTCGTGTGGCGGCCGATCCACTCGGAATATGCGGACATCATCGCCGCGCGCTCGCCCGGTACGTCGGAGGCCCTACACCTCAACGAGGATGGCTCGCCCATGACGCTCGCGGGCTTCCGCACGGCCTGGCAGCGCGACATGACGTCGATGAACGCCAAGGGCCAGCCCACGTCCGCGTCGCCGGCCAAGAAGGCGGCCATGAAGCGCATCCGCGACGCCGGGCTCGTGTTCCATGGGCTGCGGAAGAACGCCGTCAATACGCTTCTGGAGGTCGGATGCACTGAGGCCGAGGTGTCGGCGATCGTGGAGATGTCCGAACAGATGGTGCGACATTACAGCCGCGACGTGAACAAGCGCAGGCTGGCGATCAGCGGCTCCCTAAAGATGGAACAGGGCTGGTCGGAGACGCGGAAAAGGATCTTCGGAAAGGCGCTGGAGCCAGTGCAATCGGCGTGAGTTTGGAAACCCGACGTGATACCTTGGAAACCGTTCTGATTTGCCAGGCGCCGCCGGAGCGCCCCAGGAGGCGAAATTCCCCTTAAGGATCAACGGACATGACCGAGATTTGTGGTGAGCGCGCTGGGGCTCGAACCCAGGACCTACAGATTAAAAGAAACTCGTTCGCGGAAATAACGTGTTTAGAAACAGGGTTGGCGGTTGCCAACGGCCTAGACGAGAACGGGGGAAATTGTGGCCTAGCGGGGGGCGGTTTGGAAACCGCCACCCCCACCATCGCCGCCCTCTACGTCCAGCCGGACGGCTGCTACGCCGATCTCCCCGGCGTCGAGGTCTGGGACCAAGCGCGCGACGCCCGGACCTACGCCGGACCGCATCCGGTCGTAGCGCATCCGCCCTGCCAGCGGTGGGGACGCTACTGGCACGGCAGCCCGCGCAAGCCGCATCAGCACACGATGGGCAATGACGGCGGATGCTTCGCTGCTGCGCTCGCCGCTGTCCGGCGCTTTGGGGGCGTGCTGGAGCACCCGGCGCATAGCCATGCCTGGAGCATCTTCGGCCTCGCCTCGCCGCCCCGCGCCGGCGGGTGGGTTCCTGCCGACAGCGAAGGCGGCTGGACTTGTTGCGTTGACCAGGGGCACTACGATCACATCTCTCGGAAGACGACGTGGCTCTATGCCGTTGGCTGCGAACTGCCTGCCCTCCGGTGGGGTCGCTCGGCGTGGGCGCCGGACCCGTCCGAAATCGAGCGGATCGGCTTCAGGGCAGCCCAGCGCAACGGGGCGCTCAGCCGGCCGGGCCTGAAGAACCGCGCTCAGTTGCGCGCCGCCACTCCGCCCGCGTTCCGCGACGTGCTTCTGGCGATGGCCGCCTCCGCCCCCTCCACCGCAGAGAGGGGGTAGGGCCATGGCCTACTGGGACACGCCCGGCCGCTCCGACGAGTGGTACACCCCGCCTCAGGTCTTCGCGGCGCTCGGCTGCCGCTTCGATCTCGACGTGACCCCGGCCCGCCATGGGTCCGCCCACGTGCCGGCCGACCGGCTGCTGGCCGGCGATGGGCTCACGCAGCCCTGGCACGGCTTCGTCTGGATGAACCCGCCGTTCGGTGGTCGCAACGGGATCGAGCCTTGGCTGGCCCGGTTCTTCGACCACGGCAACGGAGTGGCGCTCGCCCCGGATCGCACCTCGGCGCCATGGTTCTGGCTGGCATGGGCGCAGGCCGACCGCATCCTGTTCACGCGCAAGATCAGGTTCCTGCGGCCGGACGGCTCGGAAGGCGTGTCGCCGTCGAACGGGACTGCCCTGTTCGCGGCCGGCGCCAAGGGCATCGACGCGCTGCGCGAGGCCGCCGACAACGGCTTCGGTATCCTCGCCAAGCCTGAGCGGTGGACAACTCCGGTTCGGCGCGTCCCCGCCCCCTCCCTCTCCGCAGGAGAGAGCGGACGATGAGCGACCGACCCATCATCTTCAGCGCGCCGATGGTGCGTGCCCTGCTCGACGGCAGAAAGACCCAGACCCGGCGGGTGCTGAACCCGCAGCCCTACCCGTTCGAGTGCGATGGGCGATCCTACTGGAACGCAAGCGGGTGCGTTGGCGGCCGTATCAGCACCAGCGACGCCGATTTGCTGAGGCTTCATCGCTGGGCGGTCGGCGACCGGCGGTGGGTCAAAGAGGCATTCAAGATCGGGATCGATGCCGATGCTGACGACGCTCTCGACCCCTACCTGAGCCCAGACCGCTTCGTTCTCTATGACCCACCTGGGATGCTCGATCAGGACTACATCGTCCCAGCTGCATACGAGGCCCCGCGCACGGCCGAACGCAAGCGCTACACTCGCGCCAAAGGTACGCCCGAGGCATGGACTGAGCTTGGGACTATCAGCCCCCGGTTTATGCCGCGCTGGGCCTCGCGCCTGACGCTGTCGGTGACCGAGGTCCGCGTCGAGCGGCTTCAAGACATCAGCGAGGCGGACGCGGTTGCGGAGGGCATCCGCCTGATGCGTGACGGCGGCGGCATGCTCGTCGGGCGCGAGGGACCGGGCAAATTCGTAACGCCATGGCCGACCGCCCGTGAGGCCTTCACGGACATCTGGGAAAGCATCCACGGCGCCAATGCCTGGGACGCCAACCCCTGGGTCGCGGCCATCACCTTCGAGGTCCACCGCGCCAACATCGACGCGCTCCCCACCACCCCCGTCGCTCCTAACCTCGCGCAGGGAGGCGAAACGCCGTGACCGACAAGACCTGTAGCTTCTGCGGCACCGTGCCGAACGCCAGCGATCCGACCGTCTGCCGGTCGCGGGATCAAGCCAGTGCGTGCGCATGGGCGGCCGGGCGTTTGAAACCTGACGGCATGTCCGAAGCCGACCGCATGGCGGCGGCTCTCGACCGGATCACCATGCTCCGGGCATTCCAGGGCGCCCGCCGTCTCGCCAAACGCAATCGGGATCGGAACTGGGTTTTCGCAACGGAGATGTTCGGGCTCGGAAGCACCTACGCCTGGGGCATGTGCGTCAGGATGGGGATCGACCCGGACGCGTTCTCCGCCGACCCCCTCCCTGCGCCCGCAACCCCGCAGGATGGAGAAGCGCCGTGAGCAACCTGTTCCTGATCATCGTGGCCGCTGGCAAGATCGGGGGCGTGGCCGGGCCGCTTCCTTACGATATGGATGAATGCCAGCGACGGCGCGCGGAGATGGCCGATGCGGTCGTTGAAGCGTGGAAGAAGCCTGAGGTCGTTGCGAAGCTGAAAGCGGACGATCCGGCCATCACGGTCGATGCCTACCGCTTCGAGTGCCGGCACCTTGCGGAGAAGCCGGCACTCGGCTCGGAGTACGTCCCCTAACCCCCTCCCCTCAATCGGTATTCGGTTTGGGGCGGGGGCGGTTGGGGTCAGGGGTCGGCGTCGGGGTTCTCAAGGATGTGCTCGCGGGCGGCCTTGTCCGACACTTCCCAGAGCCGGATGATCGTGCGGAGGTAAGTCGGCACGCCGCCCTTCCCCTTGCCGCGCAAGCCTTCCGAGATCGCGTTCTCCCGCTTGCCGGCGAGGCGCGCGAGTTCGGTCTGCGTGAGACCGGCGCGTCGAGCGCGCTTCTGCCAGGGTTCGTTGTCCACGATTGCGACGGGTAGCCCAGCCGCCGCGGGCGCACAATCCAGACTCATGAAAATCGATACTCCGGTGCCGATTTGCGGTGATCCGCGCTTGCTAGGAATAGCGAAAATCGGTAGTATTGTCCATCAAATCAGGAGATGGGCGTGTCCCAAATCATTCCCCGCGACACCGTCATGAGCATCGTGCGCAAGCGCAATGAGCGCCTGGACCTGTACGCCGAGGCTCACGCTTCGATTTCAGCCGCATCGGAGGCGCTTGCCCGCGCTTGGGACGCCCGGATGAGCCCGTCCGAACACGCCTTTAACTACGCGACGAAGCGCGAAGAGGCCGAGTTCTTGGGCGCTCTCAAAGTGCCGGACCGCGATGGCTACTTGACCACAGCCCGCAAGATTACCGACATCGACGTGTGGTCCCGCATCGTGAAGATGACCGAGCTTGAGAAGCTCATGGACAAGACGGCCAAGGATCAGCTGCGCCAGGAGCTGGCCACCGATCCGCCGGAGGTCACGGAAGAGAACGTCCTGGCGACCGTCGAGAAGTTCGCAGGCGAGGCCGGCATGATCTTCCGACGCGGCATCGCCACGATGTTCTCAAAGCTGGATCGGCGCTTCCGGTCTCATGATGGCTGGAAGGTCGGATCGCGCGTGGTGCTGACTCACGTCTTCGACACCTTCGGTTCGTGGTGCTACCGGGGCAATGAGCGCGACACGATCAGCGACATCGAGCGGGCGTTCTACGTCCTCGACGGCAAGCCCGTGCCGCCGTCCTATGCCGGCCTCGTTGAGGCGGTCGACGCGGCTCGCAAGGGCAACGGTCTCAGCCCCGTCGCCGCCTCCGTCGAAACCGAGTTCTTCCGCTGCCACACCTTCAAGAACGGCAACGCCCATATCTGGTTCAAGCGGGACGACCTGCTGGAGCGGGTGAACAAGCTCCTCGGGGAGTATTACGCCAACCCGATCCCGGAAGAGCGCGAAGCTGACGAGCGGGACCAGACCTTCGCGGCGAAGACGATGCCGGCGAAGCGCGACGGGTTCTTCCCGACACCGCCGGAGGCCGCGGCCCGCCTCATCGAACAGGCGAGCCTCTATCGGCGCCAGGATGCTCCCATCCTTCGCGTGCTGGAGCCGAGCGCCGGGACGGGCAACCTCGCATCCTTGGCCGTCGCCAAAGGCGCCACAGTAGACTGCATTGAGATCCAGCCGGGCCTTGCCGCGGGGCTGCGCCAGTCGGGGCGTTTCGCCAAGGTGCTCTGCGCCGATTTCCTCGGCATCCAGCCTGCGCCGACGCCGATCTATGACCGCGTGGTGATGAACCCGCCGTTCGATCGGGAGCGCGATATTGACCACGTCATGCACGCCCTGAAGTTCCTCAAGCCGGACGGCCGGCTCGTGGCGATCATGTCGGCCGGGACCGAGTTCCGGGAGACCAAGAAGGCCATCGCCTTCCGTGCCCTCATGTCCCGCCTCAAGGCCGACTGGCGCGACCTGCCGCCGGGCTCGTTCGCAGCGTCGGGCACCTACTGCAACACCGTCATCCTGACCGTGAACATCAATGGCTGTGAGCCGTACTGACGCCCCCTCCCCCTAACCCCTTCCTCCGCTCGAACAGGAGACCGGACGCTATGGCTGAGACGACGAGGAAGTGGCGATCAATCGAAACGGCGGCGGGCGGAGTGGTTGTGGAGACCAAAGCTGACGACGCGGGCGGCGAACGGAACGTCCAGAAGCTTAAGCGCGAGGGGCGGCTTTGGTGGACGCCCGACAATTATATGTGCGTCTACTACCAGCCGACGCACTGGCGCGAAGCTCCCGATCTCTCGACGGCTGTGGAGGGCTGAGACGATGGGCTACAACACGGTAGCGGTTCTCTACAACGACTTCACAGGCGAGTTTAAGCGCGATGGCCGGATCGGCCAACGCATCGCCGACGCCATGCGCGATTACCACGACAAGGACCGGCATCGCCGCAACTTCGGTGCCGGCGTCGTCATCTCGCAGGATCACGCTGACGGCGAGCAAGTCGTCATCGTCAGCCGCAATTTCGGTTGCCGCGCGGACGAGGCCGAAGTGCTGGGCCGGATGGCTCTGGATCAAATGCAGTCGTGCCTGGAGCGCCACGGCTACAAAGTGACGAAGCCCAAGCGGAAGAAGCTCGCCGCTCGCTCGACAGAAGAAGGGGAGTGAGGGGGATGTCCGTACCGACCACAAAGCAACCCGATCCAGAGCCGCCTTTCGAACGGTGCTGCTTCTGCCGCAAGCCGACCATGCACTGGCACGCTCCAAAGGATGTGGCGGTGTGCCTTGAGTGCGCCGAGACGCACGAGCCAGCCGAAGTGCCGAGCAAGGCGAACTGGCTCGCGAAGGAAGATGCTCTGACGCCGAAATGGCCGTGACAACACTTCTTCGCCCCTCCCCGGAGCCAGCATGACCACACCCATGCCTGAACGCCCCTGATCCTGCCGCCCCTGCGGAGGCGAATGGCCGATGCGCAGCAGTTTGCCTATGAGGCGCACAAGGGGCAAGTGGACAAGGCCGGCAGGCCGTACTTTGAGCACCTGACGCGCATCCATTCGCGCCTGCTGAAGCTCATGGACGGAGTGCCGGAAGAGCATTGGGATGGCCTCCACCGGGGCGGCCTCTTGCAGATCGCCTACCTCCACGACGTGATCGAAGACACGCCGTACGACGAGGATGACCTTCGGCGCGAGGGCTTCAGCTCTGATGTCGTGAAGGGCGTGGAGATGCTGTCCTCGCCCGGCACCAGCTACCTCTCTTGGATTGACTGGTTGGCCGCCCATGCCCCGCTCCCGGTCATCCTCGTCAAGATCGCGGACGTTGAAGACAACTCCGATCCCGAACGCCTCGCGCTTCTGGATGAGCCCACACGGGAGCGGCTGAAGAAGAAGTACGGGGCCGCTCTCCCGATCTTGAAGGAAGCCGCCGCGCGAATGGGATGGAGGCAGGGGTGACACCAGTAATCGTCTCGGCAGGGCTCTTCCTAGTTTTGCAGAGCCTGCACTACGTCAATCCCGTGTTGTCCTTTGGGGTGGCCGGCGGAATGATCATCACTTCGTTAGCGCTACCGATCGCGGATCGCCCCGTGAAGCCACGCCGCGCCGCCCTCCCGCCATGGATACCCAAAATGGATGAGATCGTGAAGCTGATCAATCTCAAGACCGGAGAGGTCATCAACGCCGATAGCTACGAGCTTGCGCGGCGCGGGATGCCGGATGGGTACGAACGCGCGGACGGCGTTTCAGTCGATGGGTGGATCAAAGCTCTGAGGCGCGCGAAGGGACTTACGGAGACCACCGATGCTGGGTGATGCGAAGCCGCCAGAGGCCACTCTAGGCGCCATCCACGACAAGGCTCGGATCGAATGCCGCCCGGATGAGCGCGCCGCCTACATCGTGAATGCCGACGAGATGTGGGCCGCCGGCATCGACGCCATGCTCGCCCAAACAGGTGGTAAGGAATCCTTACGCACTGCGCCTGCCGCTTCGCCCGCAGAGGGGAGAGAGTCATGACCCAAGCCGAAGCCGACTGCCTGCGAGGCGTCGTCCGCATCCGAGCGCCGGGGGGCGGAGAGGTTGTCGTTGATCTGCGTCGGATCGTGGAAAAGGCTCTGCGCCACCCCCGATCCCGTAGCCTGAGCGAAGGAGAGAGACCGTGAGCAAAGCGCCGCTCGTCATGACCGTAAGCAAGGAGATGATTGCCCGGATCGACCGTGAAACGCGCACCTATACGGCGACGATGGAGCTTCGCTTGGCGACGCCGAGTCGGGCGACGACTAGGCCGCCTCGCCTGCAACAGGCATTCCAGTGGTGCTCGGCCGAAGGCGCCGGGATCGAGTGGCGTGACGTGCCAATCGTCGTCGTTGACGACTAAGGTGCCCCATGACCCCAGCCCAAGCCCTCCTAGCCGAAGCCGTCGACTTCCTCCTGGCCCAAGGCGTCGCCCTGGTGATCACAGAGCAAGGCTACGAGGTCGACGGCGCGCCGGTTTCCGAGGGTGAGATCGTCGCCAGGGCGTTCGCGCTGGGCATGGCGGGTGCGGAGCGGGTGCAGTGACCCCTCGTCGCTTCCCCGCACCCTGGCGGGCCGTCGAACTCGACGCCGCCTTCCGCATCGAGGACGCCACGGGCTACCCCGTCGCCTTCGTGTATTCTGAACGGAACGACGAGCGCCGGGCCGCGATGATCGACAAGATGACCTACGACGAAGCCCGGCGGATCGCGGTGAACATGGCGCGGCTGCCGGGATTGCTGGGGGCGAAGACGGAGGGGGATTGACCATGCGAGTTGTGATCTATGACGCCGAGGACATGGAGCCGATCACGGTCATAAAACTGGATGATCGCTGGGTCCAAATGCTCAAACAGGGGCGGGAGGTCACTATGGCCGTGACACCTTTACTGCCGACTTCCTACCTTGAAGAGCCGCTCGATTGGGAGCGCACTTATCAAATTAGCCGGTGCCGCCTGCGGTTCGAGCGCATCATGAAGGGCGACAAACTCATGATGTGGATCTGCACGACGGTAGATGGGGAGAGCGCGCTTTTGCTCCGGTCCGTGTTCCTACCGGGCCAACAGAGCGCCGTCGCCGACGAGCGGGAGCGGGCTTTCCGTAAAGGGCTTGGTGCAGCGCTCGGACTGCGCTGAAACAACAAAGCCCGGCTCGTCGGAGTGACGGCCGGGCTCGGGAGGGGGTCTATATTGTCGAGAGCATCACCTCCGCACCACCCCGCCCACGATAAGCCCCACCAGCACCCCCATGAGGATGTAGACCGTGCAGAGGTCTTGGGGCTCGGTGGGTGGGCAGGTCATGCGTCCCGCCCGTGCGCCCGGTTTTCGATGGCTTGTTCCCGCTCGATATCGCTCAAGAGCTTCGTCTGCCGGCGGGCCTCTTCGAGCATGCCCCAGACGTATTCGCGGACATGCGCGCCGTCTTCGGCGGACCGGCGGGCGATGTCGCGCATCTCCCGCATCAGGTCGAGGGTTTCGCGCGGACCCTGCATGAAGGGCGGGGGTACGTCGGCCAAAGTCGCCGCGGCGGGAGGCGGCAGATGGTCCCGATCCCCCCTGGCCCGCGTTACCATCCATCCGATGATGAGCATCGTACACCCGCCGACGAAGATCTGAAGCGTCTCTTGGCGAGCGATCGTGTCCTTCAAAAACTCCAGCCACCCCATCAGCCAGCGACCTTCTCAAGCTGCGCGATGGCCTGTGCGAGGCGTGTCTTGCGCGCGACGCCGTCGAGGACGGCAATGTAGACGGAGAGGCATTCGAACCCGGCCAGGGTGCCAAAGACCGGGATGACGAAGCTGGGGGCGTGGGCCACGGTGAAGGCGTCCCAGACCAGGGCCATGGAGAACTGGCCCATGATGAGGCAGCCCACCCCCGCGCCGAACGCCCGGGCATAGGCGCCCTTCGGTCCCACCCTGGCGTTGTTGATGAAGCCGTTCATGAACAGGGCGCAGACGCGGATCGCGCCGACCGAGCCGAACACCATCGCCATGTTAGCTTCGCTGAAACCCATCTCGGCGATGGGCCGCAGGGCGGCGCGTTCCATCGTATCGCCCGGCAGGGCGAGAGTGAAGGCGACCAGCACCATCATGGTCGCCATGCACCATTCGAACAGGCGGTAGGTGCTGTAGGGGCCGGCCGGGTGCATGGGCAGCAGGGGCCTTCGGGCGACGGAGGGGTCCGAGCGCCAGGGCATCAGCGCCGCCCCGGCGTCTGGGGCCCGCCAGGAATCGCCCCCGGCACGCCGTTGACGCGCTCGTAGGACCGCTGGGCGCCGAGGCCGAGCAATCCCAGCAGGACCGGCATGAGGTCGCCCGTGGATAGCGTCGGCGGCACCGGAAAGGCGATGCCCGCCGCCGTGCCGATGATGGCCGCGGCCCACGTCATGATGGGCGCGAAGACGAACTGATAAGCGAAGCCTGCGACGCACACCCAGGCTGCGGCCGGCCGCCAGCGCGACGAGAACCGGTCGTTTCCCTGCGCCTCTGCGAGGTTGACCGCACTCTGCGCCGCGTTCTGTTCGGAGATCGCCTGCATCACGGCGGCCTCGCGCGCCGTCAGCGCCGTCTCAATGGCTGCCTCCGCTTCGGCGCGCTTGGCCGGATCGGGGATAAGCCGCTCCGTGATCGTGCGCGCGATCTCCGCGACGCTCGGGATGGCCGCGCCGATGCCCGCACCAATGGCCGGACCGGCGCCGCCCGTGAAAACGCCGCCGATGATGGAACCGATGAGTCCGCCTGCCATGGGATCAGCCCTTCGGAGGATAGGCGGCGCGCAAGCGCGCCAGGATGCCCGCCAGGAGGCCGGGCTTGGGTTCGGGGGCGGTGGGAGCCGGAACGGGCGCGGCCGGCGTCAGCACGCCGCTGTTACGCGGCGCTGGGGCTACGAGCGGGCCGATGGGCTTGGTGGTGACGGGCGGGACAGGGACGGTGACCGCAGTCTCCCCCGGGGCGTGTCGTGCCGCCAGCAGGGCGGTCCGGAACGCCTGGAAATGGCCCGCGATCTCGTAGGCCTTGTCGGTGCCGTTGATGATCGCCCTGGCGCCCGTGGCGTTCGGCACGGCGCCGTTGAAGTACTGCGACAGCTTGCGGCCGGTGAACCAGCCCTCGGCCATGCCCCGGAACATGATGGAGGCCGCGATATCCGGCACCATCGCCATGTCGGGCGTTACCGTCAGGTCCATGGTCCGGTCGAGAACGCCGAGGGCCTGCAACTCGCCCGTCGCCCGCCGGTAGTTCGCCCGCCCGGTCAGCTGGACATAGCCCCGGCCGGCGAACTTCACGCCGTCGCCCGGCACGGTGTTGCCGAGATCCTTGGCGACCTTCGGCCGGTCGCCCTGAGGATCGTACATGCGCCGATAGTAGGCGTCGCCCCCGTACTCCTTCACGGGGAGCATGGTTTTGGCCGTCTCATGAAACGCCGTCGCGAGGCAGTAAGCGAGCGAGTCGGTGGCGAGGAGCGGCGGGCAGGCGTCCAGCAGGCTTTCCATGCCGGAGACCTGGCCCTGCGACAGCGCCCCACCGAACGGCTTGGCGCGCACAGCAGTGAAGAACGCGGCTCGGTTGAGCGCAGCGGTCATGGTCTCTCTCCGGGGAATGTCAGGCTGGGAAGCGCGGTGGGGATGGGCGCGCGGGGGAAGGGCGTAAGTTGCGCCAGTATTCGGAAGGTGCGATATTGAAGCTGTGGGGCCCCAGCGCTCTCTGTGCCACCCTCCTTGCCGGAAGGTAGTTCAGTCTGTGTTGGTCCTGGCCGGGCTGGCATTCCCTCTTCCGAAGGGATTGCTGGCCCGACTGCTTTTTCGCCTCACCTTGCGACCCGCGTCACGGCGTGGTGTAGTAAGCGGGTCAGTGCGGCTGCTGGAGAAGCAGGAACCAACGGGGATAGAGCGGTCACCCGCGATTGCGGTGATGCCCCGGCAAAATGGGCCTTGATCGTCGTGCTGTCCGGTCCCACCGGGCGGCTCGCCGGGAGCCTTGAGGAACCAAACCGCTCAGCCGGTATCAAGCCCGGCCCGCACTGACGCCCCTACCAGTTCCGCGATACCCGAGCCGTCCAGTACAGGACGATGGGGCTGAGAACCGCTCCGGCCAGGAAGGCGAGCGTGTGCGTGTCGAACTCAGACATCAGCGAACTCCGATCCAGCGTTCCATCCAGAGATCGATCCCGGCCTGCCAGACCGTCCAGCAGAGGGTGAAGTAGGCGCACTCGGTGTCGTTCATGGCGAACTCGTGGTAGGGTGTCGAAAGGCTGTCTGACGCCAAGCCTGGAGGATGCCGTGACTGCCAACACTAGCGTGATCGAAAGTATTGCCTTCGTGGTCGTGGGCGCCCCAACCTATGCCCCCGCCTCTGATCTTGACGTCAAGTTCTGGCGCGACGCGGAGGCGGCGCGGCGCCTCACGTCGATCAGCGTGATGGACACCTTCATCCAATCCCTGTGCGAGCATCGAGCGTGGAATGAGCATGCGGACAGGCCCCTCAACGCCACGACGCGCGACCGCATCGCCTCGCGGCAGCAAAGCCTCCTCGCCGAGTGCGTCGTGCGAGGCCTGTGCTCCGAAGCAGTTTTGAAGCGGCCCGCCGCCTAGTTACGGCCCGATCGCCACGACGGTCACCACCGTTCCGTTCGGCGCCGTCGTGAATGGGGCCGTGTTCAGCAGCAGCGTGCCTTGGGAGGCCATCGCCTGCACCGTGCAGCCGGCCGCCGTGGTCGCCGTGACCATGCCGCAGATCATCTGCCCGCCGGACCAGCCCTCGACCACGAAGGCCAGGGGCACCGCCTTGAACGCTGGGCTGAAGGTGACCTGCGCCACGCCCTGCCCGCCCGACACCGTGCCCGTGAAGGTCTGGAAGCGCAGGCCCGTGGCGAGGGTGTCGGCGGCCTGGAGCTGTTGCGGCAGCCCATCCGATCCGACGACGAGCGGCGTGCGCGCGGCCATGGCCGGACCTACAGCAGGATCGGAAGCTCGACGTCGACCTCAAGCTCCGTGCTGGACAGGGCCGAGCCGATGCAGACGTTGACCTGGCCGGCCGTGGTCGGCGGGGTGGCGGTGAGCTTGCCCGGGTTGGCCGCGTCGAGGAAGTAGTAGGCGCCGACGGCGAGGCCGCCGGTGGTGCCGGCCACTGCGTCCCACTGCGTGGTGGACCCGGTGAGAATGCCCGACTGCGCGACGCTGCCCGTGGCGCCCGCGGCGATGGAGGCGTCGAAGACCAGCCCGACGATCTTCGCCGTGGTCTTGGCATTGGCCTGGCCGCGCTTCACCGTCGTGCCGGTCGCGGCATAGACGGGCGTCCCGAACGGCAGCGTGGTTGCGCTCTCTCCGTTCGTGGTCGTGCGCAGCGACGGCGCATTGGTCGGGACCGAGATGGTGTCGGGCGACTGCAGGACCTGCGGGAGGCCGTCATCGCCGAGGACGAGGGGCTTTCGGATCGCCATGGGGTGTCTCCATTAAGCTTGCGGCTGAATTGCAGGGCGGGCTTGCTTGAGCATTTCCACTCTGGCCCGCGCCTTGGCGGCGGCCCACGTTCCGGGCGGGCGGTCCGTAAGATTGGCCAACCAGATGTGATCTTGAGGCTGGTGGCCGCCGCGATTGATTCGGACGGCGCGGCGCTTTCCGGTCGCGGCGTTCTGTTGGTAATCCCAGACGCCGGTCTGCCCCACCGACCGCCAGCCGAAGAGAGCCCTGAACCATCTCATGTTCGCACCCTCACTCGACTGAATCGTAGGTGGCCGCGAAGATGTCCGGCTTGCAGGGGTAGAACCGATCCGGTTTCGGCTCCGGGATGATCCAGTCGCCGGGCGCGAGGTAAGCGCGCTGTTCGTGCGCTGTGATGACGTAGGGATACATGAACTCGCCATCGTCACCGGAGCGCAGCTCCCAGTGGACGCCTTTCTTCACCCCATTGTCCGGAAACCATTGTTCTGCAGTGATTTCGACGGGCTTCTTGCGAAACTTCGGCATAGGGGCGCCTCCTTCTACAGCAGGATCGGATCGGCCTGGATCGCGGCCAGGGTCTGTGGACCGGTGGCGTTGCCGATGCGCACGAGGCAGCGACCAGCGGTGAGGTCAGGCGCGGGCGTGATTCCGCCGGCGGCCCCGAGGAAGTACGGCAGGCCGGTGGTAAGCGACGGCGTGCCGGCGATCGGCGTCCAGTCGTCCAGGGTGATGGGCGCGAAGCAGGCCGATCCGACGAAGCCCACTTCCACCGGCGCGCGGACGAGCCCGACGACGAAGGCCTGCGTGTAGGTGTCGGCGCGGGCCGGAATCAGCGTCCCGTCGAGGCGTGAGATGCAGGCCGGCAGACCGGCCGGGAGATCGGCGCCGGCCACCGCGGTGACCGCCTCGGCCGGCGGGCGCGTGGCGAACACCCCCTCGAGATACGCCATCGCCGCATCGGGCGTCGCGAACGTCTCCCCGTCGAGCGCCGCCATCTCTTCCCACGGGCACAGCAGCTCGCTCTGCGCCGCCAGGGAGTGAACCCGGATCTGACCGTCGTCGCGCAGGTGCGCGCTCAGGGTGAGCGGCGGGAACACCCCGCCCCCAACGATGACGATGACGCCGGCTCGATCATCGAAGCCGACCCGCATCAGGCGTACCCCTGGGGCGTGATCTCGGGAGAGAACTCGAGAAGCGTCCCGCCTGAGGTCGAAAGCATGTAGATCTCGGCGCCGGACGTGGCGAAGCGGCGGCGGGTCTGATTGATGAAGCTCACGGAGCCGCGCTCCTCGTCGCCGGCCTCGGCCGCGAGCACGAGGGCCTGGGGGCCGAAGTCGAAGTCCGGATTGCCGGCGGGCCGCACCGCGATCCGCAGGGCCGAGCCGCGCAGGGCCGGGACGATGCGATACGAGAACTTGTAGGAGTAGAGGTCGCCGGGCGCGCGAGCGCGCAACAACCCGTCCGACCAATGCACGAAGCCCGCCCACGGGCCCGAGAGCGGGTTCAGGTTGGCCGTCGACGGCGCGAGGTTGCGGACAATCCGCACCCACTGGCCGGCGGCGAGCGTGATGGGCGTGCCACTACCATCGGGCGTGACCGCGTCGAGGTCGCTGTAGTCGATGGAGCCGAAGCCGTGCGCGTTGGCGCCGGGGCGGCCTTGGGGCGGAAAGGCGAGCGGCGTCGGCATGGTCAGAACGCCCACGTCGGCACGCCACCCACGATGCGCAGCGCCTTGCCCTCGTCGATGAGGGGATCGAAGGCGGGATAAGCCGGCGGCCCCTGCGGACCGATGAGCATCGGCGCCGTGACGATGCGGCCATCGTAGGGCTGGGCGTCAAGAAGGACGGGCGACTGCGCCGCGAGCGCGATGGCGGCCGACGACGAGCCCGGCAGCACCAGAAGCTCGACGCGCCCCAGCCACTCGACTGGAGCCGGGTTCGCCGGGTCCGGCCGGCGCAGGACGTCGCCCCGCACCGCCGTCGGCCGCTCGACGCGCCACACGCGGCCTGCCACCGGCAGGTCGATCCGGAAATAGGGCGCCGCCCCGCCGACGAACGCCAGCGTCCCATCCAACGTCGAGGCCGACATGACCACCGGGCCGCCCCGGATCGGGGTGAAATCGACGGACAGGGCCGTACCGGAGAAGTCGATGGATTCGCCGGGCCGGACCGCGATGGGCTGGGCCAGCAGAATGTCGGCTATGTCGATGACGGCGGTGGCGTTGCTCATCTGCCGATCCAAGTGTGTATGCTACTGCAGGATGGCGGCCCCAATCCTGGACGTGTTCGCATTTGTATTTCGCAAGGTAGGTATCGCAATGAATGAAACGGCAGCAACGGCGTCATACCTACCAATTATCATCTCTGCTATTTCTGCGGCTATTTCGGTTGCTTCTGCAACAATCGCGTTTTTTTCTCGCAAGGCTGCCTTGAACGGTCAGCTCCAATCATGGATGCTTTCATACCTGAAAGAGCACGCCGCCTTGCATAACTCGACCGAACTTGAAAATCCGTTCCAAGCAAGTGTTTTCAAGGAACTAAAGCCAAAGTTTCAAAACCAAGCAAATATAGTTGCAGGAATGCTGGTCGGAACTATAGACCTGATGTACCGAAGCGGCGATCCTCGCGCCGAGGTCTGGTCGGGCTACCTGAAGGCGCTCGAAGGCCCAATCCTGGCGACTGGGTTTGATCTCGAAGCGTACGCTACCGAAAAGAAGTTGAAGCAAAAGATTGCTTCGGAGCGCGAACGGATGAAGGGCAAGCCTCAGAGCGCGGCGCTGCAAAAGTTGCCCTAGCGTTACGCGGCCTCCGGCAGCGGCCAGACCCCCGACAGGTCGCCCTTCGACACCCGGTCGGCGCGCCACAGGCTCTCGATCACGTCGGCCTCGGTGAAGCCGAATACGTCCTTGAGCTGGAGAAGCTGCGCCAGGAGGACGTTGTTGCTGTACTCGACGCGCTCCTGAGCCACGACGCCGAGCGGGTTGCCCGCGTCCACCAGGGTCTTGATCCGGCCGAGCACGTCGGCGAGGCGACCCCAGAGCACCAGGGCCACGCGCCAGTCGCCCAGCGTCGGGTTGTCGGGGATTGGATTGCGCGCCGCTATCTCGTCCGCCGTCAGCGCCACCACCTCCCGCACCGCCGGGATGGTCTTGGTGTCCGGATCGGGCTTACCCTCGACGGGATCGGAGAGGCGGTGCGTGTCGGGATCGAACGGGGGATCATCCGCGATGGCGATGCGGAAGTAGCTCTGTCCCGTGCGACCAGACCAGCCAAGATCGGTGATCTGATCCTCGGACGGGTTGGCGGCCACGAGCCATGCCGGAAGCGGCCCGGCGGGCTCCAGGGGCGTCAGTTTGGAGAGGGTGAGGAGGCGGTAGTTCATGCTGATCCGGCCTTGCGGTCGCGCGAGCGCCCGTGATGGGGTAGGCGATGCGAGTTGGCGGCTATGGAGTGCTGGGTGGCGGTGCGGATCGACCCGAAGCTGATCTACGAGATTCAGGCCCCGGAGGGCCCTCGCTACTTCGGCGACATCTACCGACCCTATGCCGTCGATGTCCGGATCGGCCCAGAACATCGGCTTCGGTTCGGTAGATTTTCGAATGGCCTTATCGGGAACATGAGGGTCCTGAACCTCCCCAATGACACCGATGAGGTGTTCACATCCGGGGCGTTCTGTGAGGCTGACATTGATGCTCGGATCATCGTAGGCGGCAATCACAGGAACGACACGCCCTGCAACATTACGATCGGCAGCTTCGGTAGTGCCTACGGCCTGTTCATGAGCGAAGAAGACAGGCTGACGTTTTCCTCAAACAGCCGGCCGGTCCGGTTCGGTAACAACGTCGTCCTGTCGTCTGGTGTGCGGGTCCTCGGTGGCGCCGATGTCGGGACCGCATCAGTCATCGCGGCAGGCGCCGTTGTGACTGGCCCGTGTCCGTCTTTCGGCATCTATGGAGGCGTGCCGGCGCGGCGGATCAAGGATCGCTTCGATGCCGAAACACGTATGAGATACGATGCGTTGCGGCTGCCGGAACTGAGGGCACATTGCATCCCTATGATCCCGGCCATGCTCGCAACAACCGCGCAGTCCGACAATTTTGTGCCTCAATATGTCGGCCGGGTGCCTCGACTAATTTTTGATGGGCAGATTGGAGAGGGTGGGACGGTCAATATCCGTCGGTCCGACGAGTATTACATTGGTTCAGAGAGTATCACCCACCAGCCAACGGTTGAAAAGTTGACGCAGTATTTTAATCAAGCCAGAGAGCGGCCCGAAGTTCTTAAATGGTCGCCTGATATTTTCTATGCAATGGGGATCGAATAGATCGTTCTATGGCTTCGCGCTCCAGAACTCGATGACAACAAGACCGCTACCGCCGAACTGATTGGAGCCTCCGCCGCCGCCTGGAAACCCGCCCGGCGTCGACACGGACCCCGGCCCAGCGGTAAGAATCAGGTCCAGGCTGTTGTTTTCGCCTCCAGCCCCCCCTCCAGCGTCGAGCGTCCCTGGACCAGCCGAGACCCCGCCATTGGTGCCAGAATTGCCATATCCTCCACCGCGAGCTGTAACCTGCCCTAACACTACGGCTCCACTCAAGCTTAGATCGCCACTTGAATTGCCTGTTGGGGCAGAAACTAAAAGCACCCCATCTACAGTAACGCTGGAAGACTGCGTTGTGCTGGGCGCACTATTGCTTCCGGTTACTTTGATCGAAAGCTGCTGGCCCGGCGTGCAATTGATATCGGATCGCGCAAAGGTTCCGCCGCTGCCGCCGACCCCATTAGGGTTTTGGCCGCCGCCGCCGCCCCATGCTCGACAAGACAGCCAGCCTGATTTCGCGGGCACGCTGTCGGAAACGGTTGCGACGGTCCTATAGGCTCGACGCGCAATGAGCGTCGCCCCGCCCCCGCCTCGCGCCAGCGCGAGGTTACCAATCTGATGCGGCTGCGGTCCCCAAGCCATCAGTAATCCCCCGCCAACGGAGTGATATCGACATAACCCCCAGACGGAAGCGTCGAGAGAAGCGCGGCGAAGTACCCGGAGCCGGGGCCGACTGCGAGGGCACGGTTGGGTGAGGCGTCCATGAAAGGCTTGGCGTCGGTGAAGAGGTCGAGCGCGGCGGTGCCGGCGGTCGAGCCCGCACCCGAGGCCAGGGTGGATGTGCTGAGAAGATGCAGGCGCCAGAATTCGGCGTTGGCCGGCGGCGTCTCGGCGGTAAAGGTGTTGGCCGGGAACGTCAGCGTGGTCGCGGAAACGGCGGTCGGCTGGGCCGGCTCGACGGCGGGCAGGTTCACCGTGTTGCGGAAGCCGGTGCTGTCTCCCACGAGCCAGCCATCGGTGATGAAGCTGCCCGTGGTCCGGGCGATTGTGTTCGTGGTGATCGACGCCGTGCCCATGTCGGACACCTTCGTCAGGCGTCGGGCCGCGAAGAGGCGGATCGCGAGCGCGCCCGGGGTGCTCTGGAACTGCGCGGCCGTGAGGGCGAACAGGCGCGAGCCGCCGGCCAACGGAGGCGTCACACCCGAAGCCGCATCCGCCGACGCGAACACGAACACCGGCCGGGTCGCATGAACCGGCAAGATCCGCGCAGGCGAAAACGGCCGGTATGACCCGACGTGAAGGGGATCAAGTGCCATTTGGATCTCTCAGGGGAAGGTCGAAGCGTTGATGAAGCGGGCGGTGCGGAGGGCGCGGCCGGTGTCGCCGTTGACCGGGAACGACCAGGTCGACACGCCGTCCGACATCAGCACCGCTTCGGCGCGGGGGCTCGCCAGGACGCGGGCCGGCAGGCCGTTGATCGTGTCGCCGCTTGCCGCCGCGATCGTGAGGGTGTTGGCGCTCGAGATGCCCCCCACGATGTCGAGGATGCGGAACTGGACGCCGTTGGAGACGGAGGCGGCCGTTGGCAGGGTCCACGTGCGCGGGGCCGTCAGGGGCGTCGCCACGACGATGATGCGATCGGTGGAGAGAAGCGTCGTGTTCGTGTCGCCGGGGCTCTTGTAGGAGATGCCCTGCGCGACCTGAGCCACCAGGGCGGTGACGAAGGCCGTGGTGGCGAGCCGCTGCGAGTTGTCGCCCTGGGGCTGGGTCGGCGCCGTCGGCGTGCCGGTGAAGACCGGGGATGCCAGGGGCGCCTTGGCCGCCAGGGCATTCGTGATGGTCGTCGCGAAGTTCGGGTCGTTGCCGAGCGCGAGGGCCAGTTCGTTAAGGGTGTCGAGGGCGCCGGGGGCGCTCGCGATGAGCGCCGTGACGGCGGCCTGGATGTCGGCCGGCGTCGCCTTGCTGTCGAGTGCCGATTGCAGGCCCGCCACGTCCTCGATGACGAGCGCGGCGATGGCCGCCGCCACCGCATCCGCCACCTTGGGGTCAATGGCCGCGATGGCGTCGTAGAGCTCCGTGAAGTTCGCGTTGGCCTTACGGAACGCGTTGCGGATCGGATCGCCGCCACGGTCGTTCGCGGTCGCCCCGACGAGGATGAGCTGCTGCGGCATCGGGCGCTCAGTCCATCAGCTCGGCGAAGGCTTTGTCGACGCCCGACTTTGCCCGGATGCTGTTCGCCGCGATTTTGGCGCGGACCGTCTCAGCCACGGCGGTGCACGCCTTCATGTGCTTGCCGATGGCGATGATCCGCGCCTTGGCCTCGGCAAGCGTCAGACTCACGGGCCCATTCGTGTCGGAGTAGGTGACCGTCTCGTCGCCCACCAGATTCGCGAAGGTGAAGGCGTTCGTCAGATGGCTCTGACTGTCGAGGTCAGTCGGGACGCGCGTGCCTTCGACGGTGACGCCGGCCGCCTGCGCATCGGCGAGCACCTTGGCGGCGTAGTCGTCGAGCGAGGCGTAGACGCCGGCCGGCAATTCGGCCTGCAGAGCTTCGGCCGACTGTGCGTCCTCGGCGTCGCGGGGCCACGGCGTCGCTCGGCGCCCCGAGCCGATCCACACGGCATAGTCGGGGTCGGATCCGGATACGACGCTGCCTCGCGCAGAAGAGTAGACGGCGCCATCGTCGCGCAACCAGTACCAGTCGCCCGGCGTGTAGGGCGGCGGCAGGGTACGCGGCAGGAGGTCTTCGGCAGCTTGATTGTCAGGCATACTGGCCTCCAAGGGCAGTCGTGCCGGCCACCGTGCCGGGGAACACGGACTGCCCGGCCCCGAAGACGATGATCACGGCGTTGAGATTGACGAAGTAGCGGGCCCCGCTGGCGCCGCCGGAGAAGCTCGCGCCGGGCGTCACGTAGATCTGGCCGCCGCCGTTGGCGTAGGCCGCGGCGGTCGTGAAAGTGGGCGAGCCCTGGATGATGACGACAGCCGGGGCGAAGTTGATGGTGCCGCCAGTCGCGGCGAACAGGCCGGACGACGAACCCGCGAAGATGCAGCCATCTTGGATGTTGATGGTCGAGCCTGGGCCGGCGCCGACATGGTAGCCGGTCGTTGTCGTGGTGGTGAGGAACGTGACGTTCTTGAACGCGACGTTGACGCCGCCGTTCGTGGTGATGCAGCCGCCCGAAGCGCTGTTGTTCTGAACGGTGAGGCCGCGAAAATCGACGCCCGCACTGCCGGCCACGCCGAGCGAGCCGCTGATGATGTAGGCCGCCTGATTGCTCAGATCGCCCTGAATGACGACGTTCGAGTTGGGCCGCAGGCCGGTCGGCGCCGCATAGGTGCCGGGCGTCCCGAGCTGGATCGTGAGCGGCTGGCCCGTCAGGACGAGATAGGTGATGCCGTATTGGTAGGCCGCTCCGATGGAGGCGAAGGCCTTTGACGGGGTGTTGTCCGAGCCCTTATTGGCATCCGAGCCGTCGGTCCGGACGTAGAGGATCGGGGTCGCGACAACGCGCTGCGCCTCGCCCTGCGCGAGGCTGGTGAGCCGGAAGAACCCGCTGGTGAGGCTGCCGATGTAGCGCAGGATCGCCGGAGCACCCTGCGGAAGGTCGCCGCTCTGGAGGGGCGTGCCGTTGTTGCGCCGGATCTCGCGGTTGCCGAGGCCGTTCACCGAGAGGAATGCCGCGTCCGTGTTGCTCGACTGCGGCACGAGGCAGACGGTCATACCCTCGTAGTACGCGCTCGGCGCAGGGCTCAGGCTGGCGACGTAGTTGTTGATGACGCCGGTGTCGTTCGCGAACTTCGCCGTGTCCTGGAACTGCGCGTTTGCGGCGGCCAAGGCGTCGGCGAGCGAGCCGATGTCTCCGTCGTCCCGCGCGTCGCGCGGCCCACGGGTCGCGATGTAGACGCCGATGGCGGATGCCATGGCGGTGCCCTGCCGAAGCGCCTTGTTGAACTGCTCGGAATAGGCGGTCCCGCGCTGGAACCCGGTCTGCCGGCTCGCCAGCGCCGACCACGCGGACTGCGAAGTGACGTTGGCCCCGGTGGACGTGCCGAAGGGCAGGAATTCGTTGACGTTGGCCATGGGGGCTCCCAACGGGCAGATCTGGAAACCCCGCCGGCTGGCAGGGTTGTGAGGATGGGGCTGAAAGGGGTCGGCGAGCGCCTAGACGGCCTCGGCCTGGAGGAACTGCGGGGTCACGCCGAAGGCGCCGCGGTCGAAGCCGCCGATGGATTCGCCGTCGAGGTCGAACCCGAACAGCGGGGCGTCGTCGGTCGAGGTGACCATCGTGCCCATCTGCACGCCGGCCGGTTTGATCGGCAGGAGGCGGTTGGCGAGGATGGCAAGGTCGATGGCGTCCGGCATCTTGCCCGACACCGTGACGGTGATCTCCATGTCCAGGGCGATGCGGCTGCCGTCACTCTCATTCGGGTTGAGCCACCGAGCGGTGTCGAAACCGCGATCCGGCACGTCGAGAGCGAAGATGTGCGGTTCAATGAGGGCGTCGTCGTAGCCGCGCGCGTCGATGTCGAAGGCAAAGAACGTCTCTGGGGTCAGCGCCTCGGTCCGGTCCTCAATGACGACCCGCGTGTCCGGGTCGGTGAAGTAGGCGTCCAGCACGTCCTGCGCGCCGGCCAGCGTGCCGTCCTGACGGTTGGCGACGGTCTTGGCCTTCAAGAGGCGGCGATACCGCTCGTCCTCCAGGCGGAACGCCCCGATGATCGTGTCGAACGGCCCGCGCCAGACGCCGACGTCGAGGCCGCGGTCGGGATCGTCCAGGGCGAAGTAGTTGCCCCGCACGGGGTAGGTGATGTCGCGCGTCCGGCCGATGTAGAGGCCGTTCGTGTCGAGTTGCACGCCAACAGCGGTGTCGAGGTCGAACGCCGAGCCGATGGCGGCGATGGCGTCCTGAGCCTCGGCGACGGGGCCGACGGACGCCCGGACCGTCTCTGTGAACCGTGCTTTCCCGCGGTGCCAGGACGTAATGAGGGCGACGTACTGGTCGCCAGGCTCGCTCACTGCGTCACCGTGAAGAGGATGGAGTCGGGGCCACAGGTCGGCGCCTCGTCAAAGCGGAACGGCAGATCGTCCTGCCCGAGCGGCTGGCCGTCGCGGCCCACCGACAGGGACAGGATCTCGAAGGTGCGCGCCGCCGGGTCGCCGGGAAGGAGCGCCGGCCCGAACGCCCGGGTGAGCAGCAGCGAACCATCCTGGCCGCCGCCGATGCCGAGGCCGACGGTCCAGTCCGTGAGCGCCTGGGCGATCTTGGCCTGGACCTCGAGGTTGTAGCCCTTCAGCGCTTTCAGGCTGACGCCGTAGGCCACGGGGACCGCCACGGGCCGGGAGAACGCGATCTCGCGGGCGATGCCGAGGCGGTCGCCCGTGGGGATCTTCGACGTGCCGAAGGTGGAGACGCCTGGGCCCTTCCGGGCCGCAATAAGGGCCGCGATCATCTGGGCGTCGCCGCCGTCGACGACGAAGGCGATGCTGTGGCCGGGCAGGCCGTTGTCGTCGGTCTGGTCTAAGTCATTCTCGTAGGCCCGGAGGTGGGCAACGCCGTCGAGGGCCGCGACGGTGCCGACGACGCCCTCAAGGAGCGTGCGGGCCGCGAGCGTGGTCGAGAGGGTCTGACGCTGGCGCAAGGCGGCGTCGCTCTCCACCGGCAGGCCGGCGGTCGCCGCCTCGAGGTTCGTGACGCTCTGCCAGCCGAAGGTCGGGGTGGCGATGCTGGTGATGGTGCCGGCCGTCGCCGTGATGGCGCCGAGGTCGGCCGCAGTCGCCGTGACGGTGATCTCGCCGGCCAGGGGGAAGGTGACCGTGGTCGGCAGGATCCACTGCGCCCCGGCCCCGTCGGCCGCGATGCCGCCCGTGATCGTCGCGCCGGCCTGGCCGATGAGGCGCAGGTCGACGCTGGACCGGGTCGCGCCCGAGCGGGTGAGGCCGTTGATCCTGACGACGCGGTCGAGCCCGACGCCCTGCGCCGTCGCGGGGGAGAACGCATTGTAGACCGCCACCGCCACCGCGTTCGCATCGTTGAAGGCGGTTGCGATGAGCTGCACCCACTGTCCGTCCTGGCAGTCGTTCCCGAGGTAGACGTCCTGCCCGTAGATCCCGCGAAACGCGGCCTGGAAGAACGCCAATACGTCGGCGGAATCCGGCTTGTGGATGCCGGTCGCGTCAATGGTGACGAGGGGCGTGAATGCCATCGGTCAGGACGCCTGAAACGTGGTGGGGCCGTACTGCGTCGAGATCGTCACCTGAGCCGTGAACGCACGGGTGTCGCGGTTCAGTTGGCTCGCGTAGGCGTCGATGCCGGTCAGCCCCGGGGTGCCGAGGATTCGCGAGCGGATCACGAGGTCGCGGGTCGGCCCGGTGTATTTGCCCAGCACCTCCGTGCGCCACGGTGTGCCATCGGTCGTGTCCCGGAACCACTCGCCGCGATAGAGCTGAAGGCGGGACTGCGCGATCTGGGCGACGCCCTCCGGGCTGTCCCGATGATAGTCGGCCTGGTTGCGGCCGAAGCGCATGTCGCCGTTCTCGTCGACCTTCCGGACGCGCATCATCGACTCCAGAGCGCGGCGAGCGCGTAGCGGACGGTCTGGATGCCGTCGCGCGGCGCCCCGGCCCCGGAGGCAGCGAACAGCGCCGCCGTCATCATCGCGCCGATCACCGCGCCTAGGCCGCCCTGAAGTATGCCCTGCAGCACGCCAGCCCCGATGGGCTGGCTCGATGTGATCTTGCCGTCCACGCCAAGGGCGCCCTTCATGTCGATGCCGGACGTCGCGTCAATGGCAAGCTTCATCGCGGTCTTCATGGAGATGCCAGCGGCCGGGTTGAGGTTGAGCGTGTGCTTGCCGCCATCCACGGACGCGGCGATTCCGTTCTCCGGGTGCCACGCCATGGTGTGCTTGCCATCCTCGACGGAGACCGCCACGCCGTTCTTCGGGTGGACGGAGGTCTTGTGCTTCCCGTCGTCCGTCCGGGTCTCGGCCGCCTCGGTGTTGATGTCCTTCAGGTCGCGCGGCTGGGAGCGCAGGCCGGGGAGGAAGATGCCGTCGGAGAGGTGATGCGAGCGGGTGTCCACGGCCTGCTGAGAGCCGCCGGACTGGTGCCAAGCGTCGATGGCGCGGGAGGCGAACAGGACCATGCCCTCCCCGCCCTGCTTGATCGGGAACGTGGCGGTCATGCCGCCGCCGCCCATGAAGTGGACGATGCCCTCCACCTCGGGGAGATCGACATGCTTCAGATTGCCGTCCGCGTCGCGCACCTGCGCCTTCACGGTCGGCTGGAGCATGGCCTTTTTGCCGTCCGAGTCCTTCGTGATGGTCACGGGCAGCATGGTGTAGGTGTTGCGGTTCTCGGCGTGGATTGCGGCTCGGATGATCTCCTCAAAATCAGCCGTGCCGCCCAACTCGAGGATGCGTTCGCGTAGATCCAGCATCAGTTCCACCCAAGTGATTTCTGGGCGTTGGTGACGCCAGGTCCGCTTTTCGCGATGCAGTAGAGTTCACAATACCAGGGCGTCCCGCGGGTATCGCCGATGTGGTCCATGCCGACCACGCGGTAGAGGCCGTCCGCCGCCAGTGAGGGCAGGTACGGCTCGGAGTTGAAGGGCTCGCCGCCGTAGGAGAGGTTCTGCGCTGCCTGCTGGATGCTCTTCTGGTCGATCTTGACCGTCGAGTTGATCCCAATCTTAGAGTTGATGAGGCAGCGAGCGATGATGCCCTGTTCCGCCTGCGCCGGCAGGCCGATAAGCCCGGTCCGCGAGGTGAGGACGATGGCCGACCCGTCGCGCGCGCCGTCCTTCGGGATGACGTCGAGGTTGTCGTCCCGGATGTTCCATGTGCATCCCGACGAGTAGGCAAGGGTGCGGAGGTGATCGCGCGCCATCCCGAACAAAGTCACGGGGCGCGGGTACTTGATTTTGGAAAGGGCGTCGGGGATCTGCCCCTGCGTCACGCCGAAGGGCTTCATCGCGTCCAGACAAGCTTGATAGATATCTTGCCCTGTTGAGTTTGCCGGAAGTGTCTTCGACACGATGGCGTTGTTGTAAGCCCGCTCCTGGGTTGCGGCGAACACGTCGAGGTAGGTTTCGGTTGGGCTCTCGCGGCCCATTCGAACTTGCTTGATCTCACCTTTGAAGATCCGGCCAATCTCGTCGCGGTAGCCGGCGTTCAATTCTACGGGTTTACCTTTTTGCCCCAATAGTTTCTTCGACGTAATTTCATTGAGGTTGGTGATGCGGATCTCGGCGACCCGTGGTGCCTGGAGGGTCGAGTCCTTGATGTTGAAGCGGACCCGTAGGGCCGTGTCGTCGCGCGCGTCGGCCGCCCCCGTGAGTTCGATGACCGTGCCGGCCACGTTGAGCTGCGCGCGGCGGATGTACTGCAGCGACATCAGGCGGCCTCGAAATACAGCTGGGCGTTCGTGCCCAGGTCGTTGAAGCCCGGCGGCGACGCGGGGTCAGCCACGTCGAGGACGAACAGGCGCCCCCGGATGCCGAGGTAGGCGTACTGCTTGAGCAGGTTCAGGCCTGTCACCAGGGGAATGCCGCAGACCAGCGGGTTGCCGCTCGCATCCGAGATATCGAGGATCCACCCACCTTCATCCGCGTCCGCGTAGACGAGCCGGAAGCCGAAGGTGCCGGCCGGCAGGTCCACACTCAGGGTGCAGGGCGCGTTGGCAATGGGGATTTCGTAGAGCGTCGTGCCGGCGTTGCGCAAGCTGGCCGGGTTGAAGACCCAGGGGACGAAGATGCCGCCGTCTGCCGTATAGCGGGTCGTGTCGGCGGTGATCGCGGTGTTGTCGGCCGTTGGCGCGTAGGGCGACGGGAGGGCCATGCGTCGTCCTCAGAAGAGGCTCGCTCCCTTCGCGTCGAACGCCGAGGGGTAGCGGCCGAAGGTGGCGATGTTGCTGGTATCCCCAGGAGCGAACAGAGGGCTTGAGATTGATTCGCTGCTGCCCGGCGTGACGTAGGTCGTGGACGGGTTGGCCGGGTCGAACGAAATCATCTCACCGATTTCGACTTCGCCGCCGGTGGTGAGGCTGGCGCCGCCGCCGAGGAACGAGGTGTTTCCCGCCGTGGAGAAGCCCGAGGGGTTGTCCAGCGGCGTTGGCTGGGTCGTCCCGCCGTCCGTCGTGCTGGCGGTCTTCTCCGGCATCGCCTGCGAGTCCTTCGACGCGCCGGTGGTCTGGGTCCGGGTCAGGATGATCTCGCGCAGGCCCGCGATCACCATCAGGGTGTTTTCGGAGGCCTCGTTGGTTTCGACCGCGACGCGCTCGAGGAGCATGTTTCTGTAAACGCGCTTGCCCGTGAATACGTCGAAGGGCTCGCGGCGCGCCTGGAGGGCAAGGAGCGCCTGGTAGACGCCCTGGACGTACCCTTCCGTGCCGGCGCTCGAATTGGAGAAGCCGCACCGCATCTGGACGCGGGACGGAATCTTGAAGGCGTGGTCCGAGATCGCTGCGCCGGTCTCGACCGGGTGGTCGGTGATGGCGAGGTCGTCGGTATGCACCTCGTCGATCACC